ATGAAGTTTAAAACAAAACCATTCGCCCACCAAATGAAGGCATTTGATCTTAGCAAGAAGAGGAAAGGCTTTGCACTTCTCATGGAGCAAGGCACTGGCAAGACTAAAGTCATAATCGACACTGCCGCATATCTTTACGAGAACAAGGCAATCGACACAGTGATTGTTATTGCCCCGAATGGTGTCCACAGGAATTGGGTCAACAATGAGGTTCCAACTCACATGGCCTGTGAGTACAGGGCGACATTCTATTCATCTCAAATGAAGAAGAAGCAAATCGATGAGTTCAATGAAGTTCTGGAGTATGACGGATTAAAGATCTTCGCATTTAACGTGGAGGCATTTACATCTGTAACGGCTCAGAAACATATGATGACAGCCCTGAAGAAGAGCAAGGTGCTAATGGTTGTCGATGAGAGTAGTCGTATAAAGACACCGAGTTCGAAGCGCACCAAGATGATTACGAAGTTTGGCAAACATCCGAATGTGATAGCCAAGAGAATCTTAACAGGTACGCCAGTGACCAAAGGTGCTGAGGATGTCTTCGCCCAATTTAAATTTCTTAACCCTGATATTCTTGAGGCGAAATCGCTCTACAAGTTTAAGGAGAGGTACTGTGTGATGGGTGGATTTAAGAACAAGCAGATTGTCGGCTACCAAAATATGGATGAACTGACCGAGCGTCTTGGCAAGTACAGCTTCAGAGTTCTGAAGAGTGAGTGCTTGGATTTGCCTGAGAAGATATACCAACGCCACTACGTTGAGATGTCTGCGGCTCAGAGCAAGCTCTACAAAGAGCTAAAGAAATCTTTTGTCGCAGAGCTTGAGGGAAACATGATAGAGGTTCCAGAGGCGATTACACGGCTTCTCAGGCTACAACAGATATTATGTGGTTGGTTTCCAACCGAAGATTCATCTATTCCGATTGATAAAGTAAACCCACGCATTGAGGCATTGAGAGAGGTGCTAGGCAATATCAGTGGTAAGACAATCATCTGGGCGCGGTTTAAAGCCGATTTAAGAGCCATAGAGAAGCTATTAGGCTCTGAGGCGGTAAGTTACCACGGAGATGTCTCTAATGACGACAGAGAGCTTGCCGTACATAAATTTCAGAATGACCCCGATGTAAAGTATTTTATATCAAATCCACAGGCAGGTGGAATTGGTATTACGCTCAACAAGGCTGAGTATGCGATTTACTATTCGAACAGCTTTAACTTGGAGGAGCGTATGCAGTCAGAAGACAGGGCGCACAGAATAGGCACAGAGAAAAATGTGACCTACATTGATATTGAGTGCCGCAAGTCAATCGACAGTAAAATAATCCAAGCACTGCGAACAAAGAAGTCTATCGCAGATATTGTAACCAAAGATCCAATGTCAATTTTTATGGAGGAAGAATAATGAATAACTTAAAGACAAAAAATATTAATGAGTGGACGGGCGGCTTAGACCCAGAGATGATGAGAAAAATATCTAGTGGTGAAACATATGATGTTTATTTTGTTCCTAGTTTAACGCCAGAGGGCGCAAGGTATCTTTTAAATCGGAAACCTCACCCTGAGTCTAAACTTAATAGGCCACTAGATCCTCTTCACGTTAAAGAATACGAATTAAAAATAAAGAATAATCATTTTGCAGTTAACGGAGATCCAATTAGATTTGATTGGTTTGGAAGTTTGCAAGATGGTCAACACAGACTTCATGCTATTGCCAATACGGGAATATCTATTCCTAATCAGCACTTTGTTGCAGGTATAGACCCAGAGGCATTTTCAACAATAGATACAGGTATGCTAAAAAAAGATAAGGATATATTTTATGCTATGGGTGTTGCAAACCCTACGAAAATATCTCCCATGATTGCACTACACAGAAAGTGGTTTGGTTTAAACAATCCGAATGATTGGAAAGAGGTAGACGAAAAGTATATTGCTTTAACGACTAGAGCAAGCACACATGATGCTCAGTATTTTGCAAAATTGTTTTACTTGTTTGGATTGTCTGAAACTCAAAAGAACGCTCTTCAAGAAGCTATTAGGATAACTAAGAATACATCAAAAAATCTAATTGTTAATGGAGGGCAGTGGGCAGGCGCAAGATGTTTAGCATTTAGTGTTTTAAAGGCAGGAAATTCACAAAGCTCTGCGGCAATACAAAGTTTTTTTAATGATCTATCAAATGAACATCCTCAAAACTGGAACCCAAATTTTCCTGTTAAGAGACTTATTAATAAGATTAAGAGTGAAATGAAACTTGTCTTTGAAACAAAATATAAATTTGATCCATCAATGAGAAATGAGTTGCTCATTAAAGCGTGGAATGCCTATGCCTCCAATGAACTTTTGTATCAAAAAGATGTAGAGCATTACACTGGAAAGGTTCCTAAAATTAAAGTTATAGGTGCGATCCCATATACAAAAAAGAAAATAGGTAACAGATAATGAGTGAGAAAAACTTCTGGAACTTAGTCAGGGATAATTGTCCTGTGAACATGCACCGAGTAGAGAACTCTGTGATGCGAGGAATGCCTGACGTTCATTACATTCGCAATGGCCAGTCAGGTTGGATCGAATTAAAGTATTTAGCCAAGTGGCCGAGCAAGAGATTTGCTTCAGGTTTAATGTTAAATCAAATGATGTGGAATAAACAATACCGAGAGCAAGGTGGCAACTCATGGGTTCTAATCCGAATAGGCAAAGAGTTTACTGGATTAGTTGCCGATGCCGAATCACTTTACGGCAAACCCACAATACAAGAGTTTATGAACTTACTAACTTGGTTTCACTCTGGAAACTTCAAGAAGGAGAACTGGGAGGAACTGGCTCAAATTCTTATGAAAAGAGACGCTATCAAAGTTAGTGGAGATAATATCATAAACTTTCAAGAACGAGCTTGACTAATATAATTGCTATCATTAGTTATATATTTACTATTAAAAGGAGAGAGTAATGGATAAAGATGAACGTAAAGGAGTTGAAGGCTTCGAGTATAAGCAACTGGGTGTTCGACTTAGGGCAGATGTCTGGGATAAGCTAGACGCTCACTGGGTCAAGACTCGTATTTCTAAAACGGCTATTGTTGAGATGGCTGTCAAGGAATATCTTGAGGGGCTTGGGTATTAGTATGGATGAAGTAAGATTTAATGATGTGGAGCTTAACTTTATCAGTGACGCATTAGAAAGCCTTTGGATGCCAGAGAACCCTCTTGATCCTGCTAATTCACAAAGGGCTGAAAGAATCAGGATACAGCGCAAAATATCAAAATTGCTAGATCATCCAAAAACGGAGTTTGTTTAGATGATACATGACTTATTCAAAATTGGTATTTACGCAGAGCAACTCCCATTAAACAATGAAGAGTTAAAAAAATATTGTTTTGATATTAAGCAGAAACAAGATGGCGTTAGCATTTCTAACCGAGGTGGATTTCATTCTGAGAATTTAGATAAGAATGACGAGAATATAAAAGAACTTATGGAGGAAATTTCTTCACATGCAAATTTATATTCAGAAAAAATTGCTTACGGTGAAGTAGGATTTTCTAATATATGGTGTAATATAAATTCATATAAAGACTTTAATCAATTGCACTGCCATCCTCATTCAAAAGTATCGGGGGTTTATTATGTTAAAACTCCTGAGAATTGTGGCGAGATTGAGTTTCACAGCCCAGCTTATCATGTACTACAGCAATCGGATTTAAGTAGACCGAATAATAATTACACATCTTTATTTTGGTGGATGCCAGCGGTGGAGGGTGTATTATATTTATTTCCTAGTTGGTTAATGCACTCAGTAAGGCCTAATATGAACAAAGATGAAGAGAGAATATCTTTCTCATTTAATTTAATATAATAACAGAAAGTAGGATATAAATGAGGTACACACAGAAACTCGTAGACGAGATCTGGGATGATTCGGTTGACGGATTGTCTCGGCCTGAGATTGCCGCCAAGAGAAAACTGAAGTGGTCACAAATTGATTATGTCTTAAAGCATAAGAGGCCAAGTCAGATCTTCGATTACCACCATGAGGATACTTCCCCAGAGAAGGTGATCATTGAGGATACATACACTGTGGATTCCAATGGTGATGTAAAAATAGAAACCCCAGAAAGCAATTTGGTAAAGTCGATTGTTAAATTCTTTAAGGATTTTTTTAAATGATAGATAAAGATCTGAGCAACAAGGAGTATCACGAACATGCTTCTTATTCATCTAGCGATGTAAAGGCCGTTGCAACATCGACAATTTACCACTGGAAGAATGCGGTGCGAAAAGAGAGTGCCGCATTTGATTTAGGAAGTGCAGTCCACGCCATGCTACTTGAGCCTGAAAAGAACTTAGTTATTGAAGGCCCAGAAACTCGCAGAGGTAAGGACTGGAAAGATCTTAAAGATGCCGCTGATCTTGCTGGCAAGATCCTACTTCCCAAAAAGGAATATCACTTGGCCGAGAACATGAGCCAGTCTGCTATGTTTACTGAGAATGTAAATGAGATGTTGACGGATAGTCTACTCATTACTGAGGCCAGTTTCTTTGTTCACGACAAGGTATGTGAGCTAGATTTGAAGTGTCGGCCAGATGGATTACTGCCACACAAGCGCATAATGTTTGATATTAAGACATGTCAGGATGCATCGCCCAAAGGTTTTGCCAAGGCAGTGCGTGACTATGGGTATGATATTCAGGCGGCATTTTACAAGCATGTTATGCACTTAGAGGGCGTGACAGTAAAAGATTTCTTTTTCATTTGCATTGAGAAGACAAATCCGTTTATAGTGCAAGTTCACACATTGTCGGACGAATATTTAAACCACGCTCACATGCGAATGATAAACACGTTAAAGACAATACGGGAGGCTGATGTTACTCAAGATTATTCAACAGGCTGGCCTGAAGTAAATACCATCGACTTACCTAAGTGGATGGAAAATTAAAGCGGAAGTCACGGAGCTTCTGACCTTATCCCAGTGTAGGGGTGCTACACATTAAAACCGAAAGGAGTTGCACCATGCAACATATAATAAATAATGTCTCTGTTCTTTACCCAAGACTTAACCAACCTTACCGCTTTGACAGTGGTGAGAATAAGTCCGTTCCATGTCAGTGGGATGATGAGGGAGCTTGCTATGAAACAAGTTTCGTCATGGAGAAAGACGAGGCAGTTACGTTAGGAAGAATCTGTAAGGAGGCGTATAAGAATGCGGCTTCGATGGGAAAGGGTAAGTGGCCTGCGGAACCGCAACGTCTACCTGCCAAGACTGTCAAGACAGATGACGGAACGACTGAGTATCACGGCAAGTGCCGTATCAAGGCCAAGTACGGCTCTGATAAAACTCAGCAACCTAAACAGGTTGATGCCAAGAGAAATCCTTTTCCAAGTGATTTCAGGTTAACGTCAGGTTCAAAGGCAAACATTGCCGTGACTGTCGTTCCCTACAATACGGGAACGGAGAGCGGTGTATCCCTGAGGATACGCGCTGTTCAAGTTACGGAACTTGCGGCTGAACAGGTGGCGGCTGATCCATTTAGCGTTGTGGATGGGTACACAACGGATAGTACATTTGTATCGGCTCCTGCCCCAGTGGAAGACTTATTAGATGATGATGAGATTCCATTTTAAGTAAATTTAAAGTTCAGCCCAGTTCTGAGGAAAGGATTTTCTACTGGGCTGAACACCACCATTTTTTTGCGAGGCGGCAATATTATGATAGACGATAGTAAAGGAAAATACAAATCAGCGCGTTGGTCAGAGTGGTCGAGTACGATCGTTCAGAGTTTAAACTTGAAGCAGGTTACACAGGGAGAGTATCATGGGGCGTGTCCAAATTGCGGTGGCAAGGATAGGTTCTGGATTAATGAGTATAACGGAGATGTGAAGGTTCAGTGCAGACAGTGCAATGACTTCAAGGAGATTACGAATATTTTACGTTCACAGGGATTGTGGCCAGAGAGGGAAAACGGTTTTACCACTAAGGAAATAGAGTGGCCGAGTGTCTCAACTCAACATCCTTACTTGGCCAAGAAGAAGATCGCACAGCATAACGCACTGATCGATGGTGGTAACCTCGTCATTCCAATTAACAATCACATGGGAAAGAAGGTCGGAACTCAGACGATTAGTTCTGAGGGAAACAAGAAGTTCTCGAAGGCCATGCCAGTCGTTGGTAACTTCAGCGTCCTTGGTGGAACGATTACAGACTTGGCGTATATTGCTGAAGGTTGGGCGACTGCCGCGTCTATCAGTGAGGCCACAGGCAAGCCTGCCGTGTTTGCGTTAAACGCCAACAACATTACGGAAGTTATTAAATCCCTGAAGATCGCCAAGCCACACGCAGAGTTTATTGTGTGTGCCGATAATGATGAGGCAGGGATCAAGGGAGCTGAGAAGGCGAAGGAAGATCACGGCACGACCTACATGCTCCCACCGAAGAATATGGATTACAATGATCTGTGGGTTGCGCGAGGTGCAGAAGTTGTGCAGAAGTTTCTAACGCCAAGAAGATTTCAGGATAGTGTATTCTGGGCTGACGATGCAGAGCCAATCCTCACAAACAATTACCTGATAAAGAACTGGCTCGGTGCAAATCAACTGAGCTGTCTTTACGGAGCCTCCAACACTGGTAAGTCTTTCCTAGCCCTAGATATGTCTTGGCACATTGCCACTGGCAGAGAGTGGAACGGAAACAAAGTTGTCGAGGGTGTTGTGCTGTACATGGCCACAGAGGGTGGCAATAGCTTCAGGAATAGAGTTTACGCCCTGAAAGAGCATTACGGAGATGAGAACGCACTGTTAGCCGTCAGGCCAAGTCCTGTCGATATGTTTAACAGTGACGTTGATCTGCCCACCTTGGAGAACTTATGCAATGAGATTCGCAATGAGAAGGGCGAGATTGCCCTGATTGTTGTGGATACACTGTCCAGAGCAATGGCAGGGGCTAATGAAAATACATCGGAAGATATGTCGCAATTCATAAAGAACTGTGATATACTCAGGAACATCTCGAACGCTCACCTTATGATAGTGCATCATACAGGCAAAGATGCCGCTAAGGGAGCGCGTGGTTCGAGTGCATTGAAGGCGGCACTCGACACTGAGATAGAACTGGACGTTCAGAATGAGAGTGGTATCAGAACAGCACTCTGCACGAAGCAAAGAGATTTAGAGGGTGGTGCGGCATACTCATTCAGGCTGAACGTCTCAGTTCTTGGTGTTGATCCAGATGGCGATGACATTACGACTGTGATCATTCAGAAGGTTGACGCTGAGGAACTGGAGGATGCGAAGAAGAAGCAACCCAAAGGTAAGAACCAGAGGCTGTTCTTGGAGTGCTTTAATCAACTCAAGTCAGATAAAGTTGGGCAACCAAACCCAGCAGGAACTGGGTGGCCAGAGCCGCATACTTACTGGGTCATTCAGGAGGAAGATGTGCGTGAACACTTCACTGGGAAGTTCACTGGATCGAACCATAGAAGCGCGTGGAAGCAGACTTTGGAGGCTATGATTTCAGGTGATTTTATCTGTATGAACCAAGGTCAAATCTGGCTGTTATCGAAAGAGGGCAAAGTATGAAAACGTATGAAAACACGAATGTAATAAAAACAATGACTTACGAATGCGTTTCATACGTTTCATACGCTTTTCCTACGCTAGTTCATACGAGGCGTAGGAATAGGAATTATATATAGTATAATTCCTATTTCATACGGGAACCGAAAAAAGAGGATTATATGGGAAGTAAGACGACAGATATTAGGCCACGCTTTAGGAAGGTCAAAGGTACAGAAGGGTCGAGGATCTTTTGGCATCCCTGTTCAGTGTGTGGCGACACTGATGCATCCTTCGGTTTGGATGTTTCATTAATGGATAATCAATTTGGAATGTGGTTCTGTGCCGCTCACCTACCAGACGATTACTACAAGAGGAAAAGAAAATGAAGGCAAGTGAATTATTAAAGGAAGCGCAGAAGTTGGTGGATGAAGATCGTCAGAGTTCATACGGCCCACCCGAAGAAAGTTTTAAGAGACTGGCGAAACTGTGGAGCGCATACCTTGATGTAGAAATAACACCACACGATGCCTGTGTAATGATGACGCTTTTAAAAATTAGCAGATTAGCGTATAAACCAAGCAAAGATTCAAGTACGGATGGAGCCGCATATTTATGCCTTGCCCATCAAGTGAGTTAACCCCCTGCGTCTGGTCGCCTCTATGACGCTTGTTTCTCCCAAAACTTAGGGGGTGACTGACCCCTGACTCAAATTGAGTTGGGGGTCTTTTTTTTTGTTCAGCACTTGACAATGCTAGTAATTGCTATTATCTGTAATATATAGAAACAAACAAGGGAGAAACAAAATGGAAATCACTAAAGCAAAAGGTCTAGTTTTTTATGCTAGAGATTGGGTTTATGAAGCTAACGGTTGTGACGAAGATGGTCGGCCTAATTATGTTACAGTGTGGCAAGTGCTTGCTGAAGCTACGTCAGGTCGTCGTTGGGTGCTAGATACTTTTGGTTCAGACGATAAAGATAGTGCAGATCGTTTTATTAATTGTGTATCTGATCTTGTTAAGACAGAAGGTTCTGAAGGTTTAACATCAGATCATTGGTCATCAACAGATCCACGTTATGGTTCAAATGCTTGGGTTGATTTTGAAGCTGAAGAGATTGCGCCAGTCGCATTAACTTTATCATCAGGTCGTTTAAACGAATCAGATGTTCCAGAAGCAATCGCATCTTATTTTTAATTAATCAGGGGAGCTTCGCGCTCCCCACAATCAAGGGAGAAACAAAATGGAAAATATGACCACTAAAGAAAAGCTCAATGAACAAAAAGAGTTTATAGTAGAATTAACAGAAAGATTGTCGGGTGATTCAGACTACAATAGTTATCTGCAATCTAAATTGTGGAATTTACTTTTTACCCTTAATCAAATGGAAAGGCATATGAAATGAAATTCTTAGTGAAATGGTTGGAAGGTTACGAAGATGCAAAGCCAGAGGTTGTTGCATTAGATGAAATCAAAGAATCTGATGCGTGGGATCTTACCGACGACGTTATCGATACCTTGTCGAGCCTAGAAGTCGGGCATGAATACTTTCATTACGAACTTGGAAGTACACTTAATTTTATTAAATTATAAAGGAGGGATTATGAGTAAACATACATTAAAAGAAGTTATTGAAGAGTGTAAAATACTTAAAGGTCAAAAATTAACCGATCTTGAACGTACCATGATTGAACTGGCTTACCTTAATGGTCAGCTCTACATTAAAAAATGATTGGAAGGAAGCAACGTAATGTTTAAATTGCCAATACAAAATCATTATATCCGTGATAGATTATCCGAACATGATTTTTATAAACCATTAATATTAGAAAAAATAAATCAGGAAAAAGATCCAAACCTTTTTGATTTTAAGGATGGTGGAGAAAATAACATATCTAAACTAGATTGGGAAAACCATTCAGATTTTGATAGACCTTGGGTGAAACAATTACTACCTACTCTGATTGATAAGTTAGCTGAGATGTCACACTTTATTGGCTACAATGGTATTGCGTTGAAAGCAATTTGGTATCAACAATATTTAAAAGATTCGATTCACGGTTGGCATGTACATAGTGAAAATTACACAGGTGTTTATTACTTGGAATACCCTGTAAATGCTCCACCTACAGAGTTGTGGGATAACTCGCTAAAAATACCAGAAGTTTCAGAAGGAGATGTTGTAATGTTTCCTGCAATGACACCACACCGTGCGCCTATGGTAAAAAATGATATTAGAAAAACAATCGTGTCATTTAATTTTAATGTAATTGAACTGAATACAAAAAGATTAAAAGAATTTAAAAAAATAGTTAATAGCACTTGAAAGTGCTAGTAATTGCTATTATCTATAATGTATAGAAACAAGGGAGAAACAAAATGAAAAAATTTTTAGTAATACTTTTGGAAAAAAATAACACTCAAGGTAGTTACACATATTTAAAAATTCTTGCTAACAGTAAACAAAAAATTAAATCAATGTTCAGTTTAGATTATCACATAATAGAAATAGATAAAATTTAAACAAAATCAGCCTCACTTCGGTGGGGCTTTTTTTTTGCAAAATAATGTGTATATTGAAAACAAGGTTAAACAAAAGGTTTGAAAATGAATAAAGTTAAAAAATTAGTGGGAAGACCTAAGTTCGAAATCAACGAAGATGTCCTAAGTAAAACAGAAAACCTTATGGCTAAGGGTTTAACGAAGGAACAGTGTGCTGGAATGTTAGGTGTTTCAGTGTCAACTTTCATGCTTCATCAAGCAGAAAATTCGGAATTTTCGGAAGCTATAAAAAGGGGGCAAGCCAGTGGCATTGATCAAGTTACCAATGCACTCTTTGAAAATGCTACTGTGGAAAAAGATAACACTGCCATTATCTTCTACCTGAAGAACCGAGCAGGTTGGGTGGATAAACAAGAAATTCAGTCAACTGTTGAGCAGAGACATGTCATAGATTTAACAAGGATTCCAAATGACCAACTTGAACAGCTTGAAAATGCATTTAAGCAATCTGACACTGGAGCAAGTGAGGGCCGAGAAGTATCGGAGATCATTGAGGGAGTTTACGAAGGCTAGTTGGCCGTCTATTGAGCCTGCTCAACCTTTTGTGAACAACTGGCACATCGATGCCATTTCCGATCACCTACAGGCCGTTGTGGAGGGCGATATTAAACGCCTGATCATAAACGTGCCTCCCAGACATATGAAATCGATTTCTGTGGCCGTAGCACTGCCTGCTTGGACTTGGACGAAGCAACCTGACAAAAAGTTCCTTTATGCGTCTTACGCAAGCTCTCTGTCGATCAGAGATAGCGTTAAGTGCCGAAGGTTGCTCGACAGTAACTGGTATCAGGATCATTTTAGCGAAATGTTTGATTTAACATCTGACCAAAACCAAAAGCAACGATTTGAGAACGATAAGACTGGCGCAAGGATTGCAACATCGGTTGATGGGGCGTTAACCGGTGAGGGTGGCGATATAATTATTATTGACGACCCACACAACGTCAGAGAGAGCGAAAGCTCACTTGTGAGACAGGGTGTCCTTGATTGGTGGGATCAGGCGATGCAAACACGGCTTAACGACCCCAGAACAGGCGCATTTATCATTATCATGCAGAGAGTCCATGAGAATGACTTGACAGGCCACATTTTGGCAAACGATCTAGGCCACGAATGGGATCACTTGTGTTTGCCTGCTCGGTATGAGGTTGGCCACCCAACACCGACTGTATCTTCATTAGGCTTTGACGATCCGAGAACAGAAGAAGGCGATTTGCTCTGGCCAGAAAGAATAGACGGCAGAACGCTCGACAATCTGGAGAAGAGCCTTGGAAGTTACGCCAGTGCGGGTCAGCTACAGCAACGTCCTGCACCGAAGGGTGGTGGAATCTTAAAAGCCAAGTGGTGGGTTCCTTGGGAGAGCCAAGACCTACCGACAAACATTGAGTACGTTATTCAGAGCTACGATACGGCATTCAGCACAAAAGAATCCGCAGACTACTCGGCTCGAACGACTTGGGGCGTGTTCAGGAAAGATGGCATGATGAACATCATGGTTCTAGATATGTGGTACGATAGGGTCAGCTATCCTGACCTAAGACGCATTGCCCAAGATTCATATTACGAGTGGGAGCCTGACGCAGTGTTGATCGAAAAGAAGGCATCTGGTCAATCTCTATTGCAAGATTTGCGTATGGCTGGCATACCTGTTATCGAATACCTGCCTGACCGAGATAAGCAAGCGAGGGCGCACGCAAGTTCCGCATTGTTAGAAGATGGAAGAATTTACTATCCTTTTGATAAAAAGTGGGCTAAGGATTTAATTGACATATGTTCAGCATTTCCTGCTGGAGATAATGACGACATAGTTGACACATGTACGCAAGCATGGCTAAGATTGCGAAAAGGTTGGTTTGTCGGCCACACTGATGATTACGAAGATGATGAATACACTGAGCAAAGAAGGATGACATTATATGGCTAGGTCACCAATTCTCACTAATGAATTAGCACCATTTGCAGAAGGCGCACCAGCCGATGATCTGCAAGTCGAAGAAATCTCACAGGAAGAAGTTTTAGTTGGCGATCCAGATCTAGACATTGGCATTGAAGATTCGCCAAACGATTTTGATTCGAACTTGGCAGAAGTGATTGACGACCGAGATCTAATGCGAAAAGCGCAAACTTTGATTTCGTATTTCGAGACTGACAAAGATTCTAGATCTGAGTGGGAGGAGCGATACAAGGAGGGATTGAAGACAGTAGACCCTGACGGTGGCTTAGACGAATCAGAAGATGAGAGAGCGACCCGTGGATTATCGACAGTTGTCCACCCGATGATCGCTGAGGCGGCAACACAGTTTAACGCCAGAGCGATTGCGGAGTTATACCCATCAGGCGGCCCAGTGAAAACTGTTATTGTTGGCGATCCTAATGAGGAGCTAGAAGAGCAGTCAAGGCGCGTCAGAGAATTTATGAATTACCAGATTACTCAGGAGATGCCTGAGTATTTCCCAGACTTAGATCAAATGCTATTCCACCTACCTTTGGTCGGTCAGACCTTTAAGAAGGTTTGGTGGGATGCGAATATGGACAGGCAGTGCGCCCAGTTTGTAAAGGCAGAAGATTTTGTTGTGGCTCCAGAGAGCAAGGATTTACCGACATCACCTCGGTACACGCAAGTAATTCGATTACCGAAAAACGATTATAACCGATACGTTCAGTCTGGCTATTATCTTCCTGTTGAATATCAGGGCAGTGACTTAGATCCATCTGGAGATACCATTGGCGAGATTGAGGGCGTTGACCAGTATGGCGATGACGCACAAGATCAAATCGTGACGTTGCTAGAGATGCATGTCTACGAGAAGTTTAGTGGTGTAAGCGATTACGACAATGACGAGGAGGAGGACAACGAAGTTCACTTCCCATACGTTGTTACGATTGATTACGACAATCAGTCGATTGTGAGTGTCAGGAGAAACTGGCGAGAGGATGACGAAAGCAAGATCAGGAGAGACTGGTTTGTCTCTTATAAGTTTTTACCAGGTTTAGGTTTTTATGGTTTTGGCCTATACCACATGATCGGTGGATTAGGAAAAGCGGCAACAGGCTCACTTAGGGCGTTGCTTGATTCAGCGGCATTTGCGAATATGCAAGGTGGCTTTAAGTTAAGAGGAAGAGTTTCGGGTGGAGAAGTTCAGGTTAATCCTGGCGAGTTCGTAGATTTAGACGCAACAGTTGATGACGTTAACAAGGCGATAATGCCATTGCCATTTAAGGAGCCAAGTCAGTCGCTCTTTAATTTGCTTGGATTTATTGTTCAGGCAGGTCAGAGATTTGCGAGTACAGCGGATTTAAATGTTGGGGATGTAAACCCTAATGCACCTGTAGGCTCCACAGTGGCTTTGATAGAACAAGGCAGTAAAGCGTTCTCGGCCATCCACAAAAGGTTGCATTACGCTCAAGGGCAAGAGTTCAAGCTACTGGCTGAACTAAACGCAGAGAACTTGCCCGAATCGTTTACATTTTCGTTGTCGGGTAGTAGCGAACAGATATTCGCGGCAGACTTCAACGATCGCATTGACATCCTCCCAGTCAGTGACCCCAACATATTTTCAACGGCACAGAGGATTGCTCAGGCTCAGGCTATTTTACAGATGGCTCAGTCAGCACCTCAATTCCACGATTTATACAGCGCATACAAGCGGATGTACGAGGCGATACGAGTTCCCAACATTGATGAGATCCTGAAGCCGCCTGAGGAGGCTGTCCAGATGGATCCGATCGATGAGAACATGTCGGTGATGTACGGCAAGCCAATTCGTGCGTTTCCTGAGCAAGATCACGATTCTCACATTGCTGTTCACTTACAGTTTATGCAAGATCCATCTCTGGGCGGCAATCCAGGTGCGGCACAAATCCAACCTGTACTGGTAGCTCACATAGCGGAGCATATTGCGTTACTTTACAGAGTTCGAATGGAGGCTGGTATTGGCATGGAAATGCCGCCAATGCCTGACTTTAAAGACCCAGACTTTAAATTTGAGGATGTAAACCCTGATTTAGACAGGTTGATTAGCCAGAGGGCGGCTCAAGTTGTTCAGGCATCGCCTCAAATGCAACCAATTCCTGCTCTGCAAGCGGCTATGCAACAAGGTCAGCAACAGGGTAATCCACTACAGTACGCGCAACAGCTTGCACAATTAGAGACTGAGGCATTAAAAGCTAGAACTCAATCGCAAATACAAGCGGATCAGGCTAAAGCGCAATCAAATATCCAGATTAAACAGGCAGAAGCACAGCAAGACATGCAAATCGAGCAGATGAAGGCTCAGGCTGACCTACAGGCTAAGGTAGCGAAGCTAGAGGCTGAATTACAGTTAGAACGTGAGAAGAACGCGGCTGATATTCAGTTAGAGCGAGAGAAAAATGCGGCTGAACTACAGATGGAGGCAATGAAGAACGATGGCGTATGATATGTTGGCCTCTATAGCACCGATTAATCCACAGGCATTTGGCCCAGTTATACAACAGGGTCAGCCTCCTATGCCACAAGGTCAAATGCCTCAGGGTGGTGATGTAATGACGCAGTATTTGATGAATAAGATAGCTGAAATCAGGGGTGACAGGGGTCAGGGCGCATTAGATGGCGTTATGGCATCTATGGCTCAACCACAAGTAAGAAGAGGATAGTTTTATGTGTTTTGGTGGTAGTGGTGGACATCAGGGTGGAAATTCCACTCCAGAAGATGCGGAAACAAGGAAAGCGTTTTCTAAGGCAGGTAAAACAGCCGCAGAAGCTAGAGCCTATTTTAGAGATAGAGATGCAGGAAAGTTTGCGGCAGATGCTTACTTAGATACACGGGTTCCAACTCTTGATCCAAGAGCAAAAGTTGACCCATCATATAGAACAGACACAACTTACGGAGATGTTTTAGAAGAGCAATTAGCAGAAAAAGGATTAAAGCTCGAAGGTCAAAGTTTTGTTAAGTATGACGATGAGGGAAGAAGATCTACCGCTGGTGGTATAAATGCAAGAGGAAACTTCTTTGGAACAGACCTTGGTAACTTACCAAGTCCAAATAAATTAAGTCAAATAGCCAGAACGGGTGCAAGAGATTCCAAGTATGGCACTAATCAACAGGCTTTTGATGAAGGCACATTAGATCCAAAGATAGAAAGATCTATTTTTGATGGGGTTACATATACACCTATAGGAACTGTCGGCATGGGTAATAGAGTTGTCTACAACAAGAATTCTCAATATCCAGGTGCTCCTGGGTTAAGTTTTAATCCTACAACTGGTCGATTTGATTTCGATCCAGAAATTGGATACACAGAAGACTATCAGAGCATTGCAGGTAAACTTGCAGGAACAGTAGGCCCAGCGTTAGTTGCAAATATGATGGGGCCAGCGGCTCCCGTAGCTGGTGCTATGATAGCTTATGACAGATATAAAAATAAAAAGCCTGGTGTTTTTAGTGGTATTATCAATAAAGTTCTTGGAAGAGATTCTTTAAGTGAAGCAAAAGATCTATATGGTAAAGACATGGATCTTAAAGAAGTTATGGCCGAGCAAATAAAAAGAGATCAAACTATAGATGTTGGCTCGTCGTATAAGGATTTGCCTGACGGTAAAATGAGCGAAGCTGGTGCGCTTAGATATTTTAATTTTGATAACGAAAACGATAATGATAATAATGCTTTCGATCAATTAATGCCACCGGTTAATAATGACGATGAACAATCAATGTATTTTAATTATAGAAAATATGCTCCAAGCGATCCAACCCTTATAGGTCAAAGCTCTTACGGAGGTAAGTTTGGGTCAGGTCAGCCGACCTACATGGCGAGTGTTTCACCAGCAGGTATATACAGCGGTAGTGGCCCATCAGCGCAAGTCCTAACAGACTTTTATAACCCAGTTACAGGAGAATATTACACGGCTCCTAATGCTGGCTATTACGCTGAGGAGGGTTCTGATTGGAGAAGAGGCAGACCAACTGAGGCATATAATTTACCAATAGCGTCATAGAAGGAATAAAATAATGGCAATGACAGAAGAACAATTAAAAGAGCAAATAGAACTAGACAGAATGATTGCTCAGGCTGAAATAGATCGTGATCCAATTATTCAAGATGAAAGAGTTCAATTATCAGTACCACCAGGCGGAACTGGCGATGATATGTACGGAGCTATGGGCGCAATAGATCCGCGTGAAGTAGGCGTAGAAGCACTGAATGCAGGCGCATTGACTGACGAAGAGTTTATGATGGCCGAAGAGTTTATGAACGCATTACCTCCTGAGGCTCAAGAAAGTTTTATGGATAGGTTAATGAATGATCCAAGGGCTACAATGAGATCTGTTATGGATACTTTAGGACAAATGTTTGGTGGGGAACCAGATGCTCCTATGGGTGCTTTAGGTCGTATTGGTTCAGGTTCTACATCTAATGCAGAGTTGGATGCATATAGAAATGCGATGAATGTTGAAGGCTCAGGCCCAATGACTGATGCAGAATTAGACGCATTTAGAAGACAGCGAATGAGTATGGATGTAAGTCCACCATCAGGCGCAATGACCGACCTAGAAAAAGCAATTAGAAGACAAAGAATGAGTATAAATGTAAGTCCACCATCAGGCCCAATGACTGATGCAGAATTAGACGCAATTAGAAGACAAAGAATGAGTATGGATAATAGATAAAGGAGAATAAAATGGCTGAAGTAAATGTAGAGAACATGGAAGAGAATGCAGAACTCTTCGAAGAGAAAATGGGCTTCCCTCACAATGCAGATGGTTTAGACATGAGTGACGATCAGCTTGTGAACTTCCTATTGCTCTGCCATCATGGTGAGTACGGCATGTACGATGATGAAGAGTACGAAGAGGAAGACATGGAAATGATGGATGACGGCAAGAATATGAAAGTCAAAGTGATGAAAGTCGGTTCTGGCGATGTTCACGAAATGATGAATAAGATTCTTGGAGGTTAAATGCCTGTAACGAAAGTTAAAGGTGGTTACCGATGGGGTAAGTCTGGAAAGATTTACAAGACTAAGAAGCAAGCAGAGCGTCAGGGCAGAGCGATTTATGCCTCTGGCTATAAAACAAAAGGAAGGAAAAGAACATGAAATGGATTATGAACAGACTATCTGAGCCGTCAAGTTGGGGTGCAGTTGGAATAGGAATTATAGCTCTTTCATTAATTTTAGGTCTTGGAGGTGAAGGGCTGTTTATCGGGCTTGGTTGTTCGGTACTTGGTTTGATTCTATCAGAAAAAGCTAAAAAGTAAAAAAGAAGATAGAATTAATCTTTTAACAGGTAATTAAAATGGCTCTTTTAGATGATATTGCAAAAGGTGTTTTATCAGGTAGACGTTTCAAAGACATTGGAACAACCTTACAAAAGGTATTACAAAAGTATAAAGACCAACCTAAAGTTGAATATAAAAATATTCCTGTTGTTGATCCTAAAGATTTAGTTGGAGCAAAAATAGGAACATTACCTGCGGATCTTTTAAAGACTGGCGATATTTATAAAGGAATTGATGCGGCAGGAACTACTAGATTCTCAGAATTAACAGGTGGCCCTCTTTACGGAGCTTTACCAAAGTATAAAGACGCAGGACTAGCTTTTGCCTCTGAAGGTAAGGCTCCTAGAGCTGGCGCAGATTTATATTCTGTATCGGCAATGGGGCAAGGAACCCATAGGTCTAACCTTATTACAATGGACAACATATTAGGAACAATAGAAGCCTATATGGATACTGGTCGTATAGACCCAAAGGCATTAAAATCTATTAATGATGAAATTTCAAACTACGGAAAAATGTCTAAGAATAAAGACGCTCAACGTCTTGCTGACTTTCCTGGCTTTCAATCAGAAAATATAGATGAATATATGGATGCATTAAGTTTTGATGCTAGAAAAATTTTAGTAGATAAGTTAGCCCAACCTGGTATGCAAAAATTAGGCGTTCCGAATATCGGAAGAATTTTAGATGAAACAATGCAAAAAGAATTTGCAGGTGTTAATCCAATGGATTCTTTATTACTTATAAAGCCTGATAATAAATTTGTAAATTTAGCTGAGGAAGGACTACCCACAAATAGGGCGTATTCCCACGGCATTGGTGGTGAAATAATAGGAAGATTTAATCAGCCTGTAAATTGGCGAACTATGAATCCAGAATTTTTTGAAAAATATGGAGTTTTAAAAGGTGCGCCTCGACCATTAAATCAATTTCAATATACTTTTGAAAGAGCTTTGCCTACAGAGCTTATGACTAAAAACAAAGCCGATCTTATTACAAGAACAACTGACTACGAAGGATTAGGGCCGAGAAAGGCTTTATTACTTCGGGATAGTTTAAATAACAGGTGGAGAACTTCTGGAGTTTCTGTAAAAGAAGGCGGTTTTAGTACCACACAATTCTCAAGAAATTTAGAGAACAGTGCGTCTTTTCCTTCATTAGAGCCTTACAGTCCTAGCTATATTAATGAAATGGTTAAATCTGGAAAATTTAAAGCATACGGACTTGGCGATGATAGTAGTATTCAATTTGCTTTAAATAAAGATCCTGATTATTCTTGGATGGGAATAGAACTCGGCCCTAACGAAGTTGATCTTGTTGGGGTTGTTAGCAATGAGCTTGGAGCAAAAGGTGTTGCGTCACCTGCGGTATTAGGTAAGGCTATTGAGGAAGGCGCAACAATCTTAAACGCTTTTGCAGTTAAATCTAAAAAATATCCAGATGGTTTTTTACCAGAAACTTATGAGGAATACGGATTTAAACCAATTAAAAGCATTGCATTTGATAGCAAATACTATATAAGTGAAAGAGGGCAAGCCGCCTACGATGATCTTATTCGTCAATGGAAGATTGAAGGGTGGGATGAAAGTATGGGTATGCCTGAAGTCGTCGCAATGAAATGGACAGGAACAGATAAGGAGAGAATTGATGCAACAAGACGAGTATTCGATAAAAGTTGGGAAGGCTTTGGGGGATCAAAGGCTTCAGGCAACAACGGCCCGTCAACGAAGGCTCATGGACAACGCTCTTCTTCGTCGTCTGGAGAAAAGAGGATCAGTGGAGAAGGTGACGGAGGACGAGATAGTCGGAATCTACGAGATGATAACGGAAGTAGTCAGTCCAATAGAATTGGAACTGATACAGAACGATTAAAAAACCTCACTGATATTCAATTAGACAACCTTGGACTTGGTGCATTACCGAAAGGAGTGCAGTAATTATGCCTGCAAAAAAGAAAAAACCAAAAAGAGATGCCTGTTATAAAAAGGTAAAAGCACGTTACACTAGAAATGGTGGTACATGGCCAAGTGCATATGGATCAGGTGCTTTAGTTAAGTGTAGAAAAGTAGGAGCTAAGAACTGGGGTAAGAAAAGTGCCAAAAAAAAGAAGTAGTAATAGTTTAAGAACATGGTTCTCCCAGAACAGCGGTAAGGGTTGGGTAGACTGTAAGACAGGCAAGCCTTGTGGTAGGAAGTCACGCACTTCTAGCAAGAGAAAAGGTTATCCTGCTTGCCGTCCGACTATGGCGCAGTGTAAGACTAAGGCAGGCAAGGCGGCTACAAAACGAAAGACAAGTGCAAAACGTACCAACTGGAAAGGTAAGAAGTAATGGCAAAAAAAGCAGTAGAAGCTCCCAAAGGTTACCACTGGATGAAGTCTGGGGCTAGTTTTAAGCTAATGAAGAACCCTACTGGTGGCTACAAGCCACACAAGGGCGCAAGTAAGAAAGCATCGTTCGATATACAGAAGGTACACAAGGGCTAATGAGTAGAGCTGGTGCGCTTAAAAGTATTGTAAATAAAGCTGATGATTTTATTGATTATCTAGGTGATAAATTTGGTTCAGCAATTAATGATGATGTTGCAAGAAAAATAGATACTATAACTGAAGATATTGCGGTTAAGCCAGAAAAAGGTTCTGAGCCTAAAAAAACAGTTAAAGCGTATAAGTTATTTAGAATTGACCCTAAGAATCCTAATGAATTGTTTCCATTATTTGTGGATTCTAAATCACCAATTAAAATAGGTTCGTGGGTAGACGCTAAAATTGGAGAACAAACGACAAGTGGAAAAGTAAAATCAAAACTTGGGCCATTAGCATTTAGACCAGGTTGGCATGGGGGAGATTATCCTATTGCCACTCATATTGGAGGAAAATCCAACGCATCTTTAACTAAACCAGATTTTAGACCTGAAAATCAAGTTTGGGCAGAAGTAGAGTTTCCAAATGATGTTGATTGGCAGTCTGAAGCTATTAATCGTGCAAGCACTGTTAAAAGTGGGCCTAGAAAGGGAGAGATAAATCTTCGAGAGGCTCACATAACTGACCAACTTCCAGTGGGTGGTTTTTATAAGTATAAAACAAATCCAAACATGCAAGGGAATTGGCTTATTAGTGGTTCAATGAAAGTAAATCGTGTTTTAAATGACGCTGAAGTAAAAAAAATAAATTCTGAAGTAGGTTTATCTGATTTACCTAGATTGAATTTTGGGGCATTACCAAAAGGAGCGCAGTAATGGCAACATACAAAGGTAAGAGTGTAAAATTAAATAAACCCAGACGCATTGCTAAGGGTGAGACAAGTTACGGCAAGAAGAAGTCGGTTGTATATGTCTCAGATGGCGATAAGGTCAAAAGGGTAACCTTCGGAGATCCTAACATGAAGATTAAAAAGACACAGGCAGGACGTAGGAAGAATTTCAGGGCGAGACATAATTGCGATAATCCTGGCCCTAAAACAAAAGCACGATATTGGTCGTGCAAGGCATGGTGAGGTATTATGGCAAGAGCGGCAATTAAAAAGGTAGCCCAAGCGGAGATTAGAGCGGCTAAGAAGTTCCTAGAGAGGCGAGGTCTGGATAGTGATGACATAAGCCCTAAAAAGTTTGCTAAGGCCGCTAAGGAGCTAGATAAGGGCTTCCAAGAGACATTAAGAATACTGGCCAGAGAACTATCCGCAGGAGATACCTAATGGCAGAACTTACACCACAACAAATTTTAAGAAATATGTTATCACGAAAGCCAGCAGGTTCGGCCGCAGGTGCTACGGGTGAGATTAATTCTTTAGGGCAATCTGTCGGGGGTAGAGATCCTCGCCTAGATAATTTTAGTGTTAGTCTTGATCCATATCAATTAGATGTAGGTGGGCAAATATCAGAAGATTTAACTGGCTACAGAATCCCAATAGCGTCAGATCTCGGAAATGCTATAAATGCATATTTGTATGGCGTAGAAATGAATAAGTACAGAGATGCAATTAGGGAAGAGCTTGACGCTAGATTGGAATCTGAGGGAATAGAAAAAGGAAGTTCAGAATACCAAAAGGAAATCTTAAAGAGAATGCCTGAAGTTGGTAGCCCAGACGCATTGGTTGAATTTGGCGTTGGAGCGGCAATCGGTGCGCCAATTGTAAAAGGTAGTTTTGGTGCATTAAAGGCTTTATATAATATGATGCCAAAAAGAAATAAAGAAATGGAAAAAATTGAAGAAAAGGCAGGTACTGCTATAGATCAAGCAGACATTGGTGCTGGTACACTTTAATGAATAACAGGCTCCTCTCCTGATCCCTCGCACCAATCGCAAGTTTTATCATCAACATGCTCTAGCTCTGCGTAGGTATAATCACCACTTGCCCTGACAACCTCAAGGATTTCTATGATGCCTTCGCCTAGACATTCACTACAATGTTTTCGAGGTTTAATACTCATTTTAATTTATTCACTGGGAGCGTTTTGTAAATCCCATCATCAGTTGCTTTTCTATGCTCTGCGTTTTTAATTAACGCAGAGATTCTGCCGTGAAGCATCTTAGCCTCACTGAGAGAGCTTAATCCCTTTAAGATTAGATTAAGCTCACCTTTTGTAAATTGCATTCCAAATTTCATATTACTTCCTTTACTGTTGGCCTCTGAATGATTGTTTGTTTTACACCTTCGCGCTCACTGTGTTCTTTGATTTTTGCTACACACTTTACGTTAGTTGATTTTTCCCAACCATTTGATCCTTTGTAAACAACTACGTTGTCATCTGCATCTTTACAAATATTAAAGTAAACAGTTCCGTAATGTCCATCAAATGTCGCAACGTGCTGAACAGTAAGGTCGAACTCAGTACGTTCGCCTACAACGCCAACCCAATCACTTGCCTCAGCTTCTTCGGCTTTTTTTACCTCTAGAGCCTCTGCGCGTTTAACATTGTTAGCAATAATTTTACGAACAGCATTGGTTTGATTTTCAGTCAGGCTACCATACTTATAAATGCTAGTGTTAAGATCACCTAAAAAACCATGATTTTTATCAATAAGAAAATCATGAATTTCTTGAGCATCAGGAACATCTTTTAACCATTTGTTCATTTTGCCTTTTCGTGCATTTTCCATTCTATAATAATCGATTGCATCGTAGTAACGCTCTTTACTTCCTAATGTTTCATCATATGCCATTTTTTTTCTCCCTTTTGGTTATATATTATATATAATAGCAAATACGAGCAATTACAAGTACTTTATCGATTAAATATCTTAAAAAACAAACTTTTCTTTGGATTTTCTTTATATACATGCACATGGCCTCTTGAATCCATGTAGATATAATCCCCTACAACGGCAGGTTTTTCGCCCTCCATTGTATGCATAAAAATAATATGCTCAAGTCCTTCACGAATGCTCGACTGTTCTTTTACCCATTGGGGCATTTTATCTATATTCTTATATCTCCAAGTAGTCATTATTTCTCCAAACGATTGTGGGGAGCGCGAGGCTCCCCTGATTAATTAAAGATTGGTTATAATTAAAAGGATTAAAAACCCTAATAAACTAAACTCCATTTTATTCACCTCCCTTAGATCTAACCAAAGTTCGTTTATAAGCCACCAACTTGGCCATTGAATCTTTAATTGCATGAGCATCTTTAGAGGTTTCGAGCATCCTTTCATGCCGCTCTATTTGAACCTCTAGCCAATCTCTTAACTCAGACAACGTCATCACCGACTACCTCCTTTAGTAAGTTAGCCATAATTTTTAATGCAAATTTCTTATCTGCATCGGTGTAGGTTTCCCCGAAGGCATCGTAGACCAGTATCATAGACCTGATGCGAGAACCCAGAGGTGGTTTAGTATCATCCAACATTTATTTCTCCCTTGGATTGTGGGGAGCGCAAGGCTCCCCTGTTAAATTTAAGCGGCTTTTTTAAGCTCTTCTTGGGCTTGCAAGACATAGTTTAATATGTCTGTTGCCCGACTTGATGCCTTCCATAAGAATGAAGCATCTTGCTTTAGAGCCTTGAGCCAACTTGATAAGTAAGTGGCATTATTTTCTGTAGGCTCAAAAGATATATCAAAAAACTTACAGGCGTAGATGCTGAACAACTCAGCCACTAGCTCTTCGAAAGCGTATTCAGATTTATCTTGTTTACCAAGCCTATTTAAGCGGCTCTTATGGCCAGTAAAATGACCGATCTCGTGAAATAAAGTAGAGTAATAACTATCGATAGAATCAAAATACTTCTTAAACGGCATGTGGATGTAGTCATCTCTATAGTTATAAAAACACTGACCTCTACTGCTCTCACGGACATCTGCCCCAAGTACAGCTACAAGCTCATCGATCTTGGTGTGTCTCTCTTCTAGAGTGACTTCATCAGACTTTTCTTGAGGTAAATCGACAATATCCGCACCATTAATCATTCGGTACGTTTTGAAATACATAAACGGATTTTCTAGCTTTTCACCAGTTTTACTATCTTTGGTGATTGTGATTGGGAATAAGAACGTAGTCGTCTTCGATCCCTTCGCCCAAGCTACGCCTTTAGCTTTGAGGGCTTTCGGTGTTGCCCACCGAGTGTCAACTCCAGAAAGTAGTGCAATCAACTGATTGCCGCCACTTAGGACATTGCCAGTAAACATATTATACGCAAGTCCACCAGTGCCTTTAAATTCAGGCTTCCAACTTAGACCCTTTGAAATAGCATCTTCGATGCTGATAATTGCTTTTTCGGTTAATTCTTTAACCACTTCTTGATTTGCCAATTTCGCCATTTTGTTTCTCCCTAGTGATTCGTTAATATGAAGACACTACTAGCAATAACTAGTAGTGTCAAGCATTGTTAAGCGGCTATCTTTTTACCATACCCAAAAATTTTAAGAGTAAGGTAATCAGTCTCATTCGTATTTGCCTGAATGAACTGCCTAGATAATTTTGCTCTAACAGCTTTCATATCTAGAGTTTTACGAGTTGCCTCTGAAACGACAACGTAGTGTTCACTACCCTCGTATGTTCCAGAACCGATTGCCTTTAATACAGACTCTTTAGCTTTTAAGTCTTTTGACAATTCTGCAATCTGAGCCTTCAGAGTTGCAATTTCATTTACGATTTTTTTCATTTTGTTTCTCCCTTGGATTGTGGGGAGCTTTTGCTCCCCTTTTAATTAAATTGCGGTAATACGATCTTCCCAATCAAAACTTGATTCAAAAGGAACATAGGCAATGTCACCAATGCGCGGATCATTTTCATCATCAGCGTTTGTAACCTGAATAATGTAACCCTCATACATATCGATGTTATATTTTGGATGTTTAATCATGCCACTATAAATAACTGCACCTTCAATAAACTTCTCAAATCCTTCTGATGGCTTGTAGTCATAAGCTCGGATTTTTTGGTTGTATTTAAAATGTTCCATTATGTTTCTCCTCTTTCAAACGTGATTGTAAAGATCTCTACAATGATCTTCGCTTTTGTTTATTATTGCATTTATAAATGCTTCTACCATGTGATCGTCAAAATCTTCGCATGGCCCTACATGTTCACGAAATGTATGGTAAGCGTTTATACGAACAATATCGACGGCATTTTCATCAAACATCTCAGTAAATTTTATTACATTTTCTTCTGCATCTCTCCGTTGTTGGCCCACAGCACGATACAATTCCATTTCTTTTGCTTGAAGTGGCTTTATCATATCCAAAGTCGTATCATCACCCTCACAAAGGTGATTAATTTTTTTGGTTAGTTCATCTAAAAGAATATAAGATGGTATGTAATTCATTAAAAATTTTCTTTGATAATCTTCCATTTTGTTTCTCCCTAGTGATTCGTTTTTTCTCTCTATACATAACATATAATAGCAGACACAAGCAATTACAAGTACTAAATGTAATATATTTCATACGTTTTCATACGCTTTTCATACATATTTCATACGGGGGTCAAAAGGTGTATGAAGCGTATGATTTACGACTATAGTAAATCATACGTTCAAAATGACGTGACAATTGTAATTCATAGGAGTTAGGTGTATGAATAGAACATCGTTTGGTTCGCTTATGAAAGGCGGTAAAACCAAAAATAAAAAAAAGGAGAAAAAAATGAAGAAAAAAGGTGGAAAGAAAAAAGGCGGTAAGAAAGGTTACTGAAATGAGTAAAGATGTGAAAATATTCGTCAAGGGCGTAAATATGTCTGGAAAGGTAAAAGATGACGATAACAGATCTACTTCAGAAGATAAAAGACAATCTGAAGAAGGAACGGCTAGAGATAGCTGAAAAAATGCTCTTGGGTCGAGAAGTTGACTTCGGAGCATATCAGAAGGACGTTGGTGTAGCGGAAGGCTTACAGAGGTCTGCCGACTTAATCGACGAAACATTTAAAAACTTTAACGAAGAGGATGATTAAACATGTCTCATCAACATGCAGTCTGGAAAGACGAAGAAAGCGAAGGAAGTGTAACTAAGGCCGAATTGCCGAAGCCACTTAATTGGAAAGTTCTAGTTCAACCAAATCAGGTGAACATGAAAACAAAGGGCGGTCTATATCTCGCCCCTATCTCAAAAGACAATGAAGAGTATCTGACATCCCACGGCAGAATTGCGGCTATGGGAGATTTGGCATACCGAGATCGTGACACGGGAGAGGCTTGGAAGACGTTAAGTCCAAAAGTTAATGATCGTGTGACGTATGGAAAGTATGCAGGTCAAAAGATCACAATCAATGGAGTTAAGTTTCTTTTACTGAATGACGATGAATTAACATCGATTATTCCTGAAGAGGCTGAAATCTCCGCATATCTAGCGTAAAACTTGGAGGACGCAACCATGAGTAGTGAAGCAGACAGCGTTATTGAGGAAATCAATGACGAAATAAAAAAGGCTAAAGCAGAGCCAGAAGAGTTCCAAATCGAAATCACTGACGATCCGCAGGAGGAAGTTAATGATATTGTCGAGGAGGAGACAAAGGAAGCCAAGAAAAAACCTGATCAAGATCCTGAGTATGGAGAAAAAGTTCAGAAAAGAATCCAGAAGTTAGTGGCGCAACGCAGAGATGCAGAAGTTCAGGCTCGTCAAATACAAGAGCAGAATGCACAACTTGCCGCTCGGCTAGAAAGACTGGAGAAAGGATCTCAGCAAAATTCTGAAAATGCCTTTAACCAGAGATACGCACAAACTAAGGAAGCTCTAAAAAAAGCTGTCGAGGAGGGCGATACAGAAGCTCAAGTAGATTTCTCGGAACAGATGGCAGACATGAGAGCCGCAATGCGTGTAGCAGAAATGCAGAAAAACCAAAGAGTGCAACAGGAAACCGCATCCCCAACTGTCGGTAGGGCGGTGCAAGCGGCACAAGACCCTGCCCCTGTAAAGGCAATGCAGTGGTGGGATAAAAATAAGTGGTTTAATGGCGCAGGTTACGAGCGTGAAACTGCGGCCGCAAGAGCCATTGATGTCCAATTAGATATTGAAGGGTTCGACAAGGACAGTGATGAATATTATAATCAATTAAATAATCGTTTACAAAACGTATTTCCTGAGTTAGTTTCAGGATCAAGTCCGAGTAAACCGACGAGAACCAAAAGTAGGTCACCAGTCGCGCCCTCTACAGGCGGTGGTTCTCCAAACTACAAGGGCAATAGGGTTCGCCTGACTAAGCAACAACTATCAGCGGCTAGAGAAGTTGGAATAACAGATGAGGCTGGTTTAAAACGCTACGCCTCGGAAATTAGAAAACTAGAAAGGAATAGTTAAATGGCTGAAGCAAGAAATGTTCGCGCAAGTGAAACCCGTAATTCTGTGCGTGAGGAGGCTCCTCGCCCCGATACCGCATGGCAACCACCAGCATTGTTGGACGCTCCAGAAGCTCGTCCAGGGTATGTTCAACGATGGATAGCTACCTCGATTCAGGGTAAGGAAACGCCAGACAACGTATACAAGCGTATGCGAGAAGGATGGCAACCACGCCCTGCTGACTCCGTTAAAGATGATAAGTTGTTTCCGACTATCAATCACGGCCAGTGGGCAGGTTCAATTGGAATTGAAGGCATGTTGCTCTGTGAAATGCCTGTTGAAAAACGTGAAGCTCAAAAGGCTTACTATGAAAACAGGAACATTGAGCAAAATGAATCAGTTGTAGGCGAACTTGATGCGATAGGACGAAACAATGGACAACCGATCTTTCAAGATAGGAAGTCTTCAGCGAGCCGTGGCAGACCACTGTCTGCTATGGATGATTAAAACTTTAACGCTAAAGGAGCGAAAATATGGCTAATGCAGATTCAGCCTTTGGGTTTGTCCCAACTCGCCACATGAGCGGTAATGCACCAAGGACTAACAAGTATACTTGTGCAAGTGAATTAGCAGAGAACATCTTCAAAGGTGATCTTTGTATTATCATTGCTACAGGACTTGTGACTCCACATTCAGCAACCGAGGTTAATAACATCGGTGTGTTTGATGGGTGTAGTTACACAGCAAGTGATGGCTCATACGTTTACAGTGAATACTGGCCTTCAGGCACAGTCGCCACAGATATAATTCTTTATATCTATGACGACCCATACACTGTATTCAAAGTTCAATCCGCAGGATCTCCTGCACAGACTAACATTGGTAATTGTGCTGATGTTGTTGCTGGAGCAGGTTCGACCACAACAGGTCAATCTGGGTTTGAAATTAGTGGAACTATGGCCGCAGGTACAGCTACCTGTAAGATCATAGCTCTTTACGATGCACCAGAAAATGCTTTTGGTGCGAATGCCGTCATGGAAGTGCTAATAAACGAGCATCTTCTAAAAGACAGCGCAGGCATATAGGAGGGTATGAACAATGGCTTTAAATAGAGCAAGTTTTGCTAAAATGCTTGAACCAGGACTCAATACCCTCTTTGGGCTTGAGTACGACAGCTATCCACCAGAATACTCAGCGGTGTTCTCTTCCAACACAAGTAACAAAGCATTCGAAGAAGATGTTTTGCTACAAGGGTTCGGAAATGCACCTACCAAAAATGAGGGTAGCGCAATCTCATATGACGATGCAGGTCAGCAATGGACTGCACGTTATCAGCACGAAACAATCGCTTTGGCTTTCGCAATCAGCGAAGAAGCTGAAGAAGATGGCCAGTATGGTTCGATTGCTTCACGCTACACTAAGGCACTAGCCCGTTCTATGGCTTCCACTAAGGAGCTAAAAGCGGCTAACGTCCTTAATTTCTCACAAACAGCAGGCTACACAGGCGGTGACGGAGTTACACTTTTAAGTGCATCACACCCAACCCGATCTGGAAACCAGTCTAATGTTTTGGGAACAGCGGCTGATTTATCTGAGACTTCACTAGAAGCTGTGCTTATTAACATAGCTGATATGAAAGATGATCGTGGTCTTCGAATTGCGGCACAAGGTCAGATGTTGGTAATTCCAACTGCTTACACCTTTACTGCAAATCGTATCTTGCAATCAGACCTTCAGAACGACACAGCTAATAATGCAATCAACGCAATTAAAAATAACGGATACCTACCAGGTGGGTCACACGTTATGCGTAGATTGACAGACTCTGATGCGTGGTTCGTGACAACTGATGTTCCAGATGGACTGAAGATGTTCCAAAGATCGCCTATGAAAAAAGGCATGGAAGGCGACTTCGAAACTGGAAATGTACGTTATAAGGTGCGTGAGCGTTACAGCTTTGGCTTCACCGACTGGCGTGGCGTTTTCGGCTCTGAGGGAGCGGCTTAAATATAATAATGTGGAGGAGGGTTCGCCCTCCTTCATTCCTTAACAGTCGCATGGTGCGGCTGACGTTTGCCAAGATAAGGAGATAAACATGGCTAATACAACATTTTCAGGGCCAATCCGGTCTGAAACTACCCTTAAAACTATAAGTAAAAATGCTACTACTGGAACAATTACAGAGGTTACTACAATCGGTGATGGCCCTGTAAGTCTTTCAGATGGTAACGTAACCTTAACCAACGCCACTCACAGTGGAAGAGTTTTGCTTGTTCCAGATGGTGGTCAAGACAACACCTATACATTACCAGCACCAATTGCTGGGTCTGTTTTTAGATTTGTTTATGCAGGTGGTGCGGCTGATGCAACAGATGCAATAATTGTCACACCAGGCAATACTAATTTTTATGTTGGTGGAGTAACATTTTTAGACACTGATAATGAAGTGAGCGCAGTATTTTCTGATGGTAACTCAAATAGCAGTATTCAATTAAATGTTCCTGCTGGGTTTGATGTTACAATTATTGGTAAAGATTCCACAAACTATCAAATCTTTGGAACTGTTACAGGTGCAACTGCACCTGCGTTTGCCGACCAGTAATAAAAGGTTCTAATTAAAGTAGGGGGAAACCCCTACTACTTCATAAAGGATTAAATAATGGCTGATATTACAACTGTAACAAAGATCAGCGAAAGTACCAGAGAAGTTACTTTTGCTTTTCAGTATCAATATGTAGATGGTGGCAATGAGAGTGCTGTTTCTAAAATAGATGTTTCCGCTTTAACTAAAAATGCTAATGGCGATACCTGTACAGGTCTTCGTATTTTAGAATGTTGGTGGATTATAAATGCTATGACTGTTGAGGTTTTAGCTGACGCAGATACAGATATTATAGTTCTTCACCTTGACGAAGGTCAAAGTGGTTACCAAGACTTTACTATTTTCGGAGGTCTACCAAGCACTAGCACTTACGGAACTAATTCAACAGGCGATATTAAATTCACAACAACTGGTGCAGGCGCGGCAGGCGATGCTTACCAGATTGTTATCAGGGCATCTAAAGATTATTAATGGCAACTTCAGGAACATTCGCATATAGACCCGATGTCGAAGAGATTATAGCAGAAGCCTATGAGCGTTGTGGTATAGACCCTCAAACGAGAACAGGCGATCAGGCTTCTTCGGCTAGAAGGAGCTTGAACCTGTTATTTTCTGAATGGTCTAATCGTGGTATAAATTACTGGACAGTTACAAACGCAAGTATAACTTTAGTTAAAGATCAAACGACTCCATATACTTTACCTGTTGGAACTGTAGATCTTATCGATGTTGTCGTGAAAGATAGCGCAGGCACTGACACGGCAGATCAGGTAATAGATAGAATATCGATTACAGATTATAATCAAATTCCAAATAAAACAAGTTCGGGAAAACCAAGTCAATACATGATAAACAAGCAGTACACTCCCCAAATTTACGTTTGGCAAATACCTGACGTTACAACTTACAGTTTAAGTTACTGGGCAGTAAACCAATTGGAAGACGTAACAGCATCATATCAAGATGCTGATGTTCCATATCGGTGGTCTGATTGTATATGTGCAGGTCTATCAAGTAAATTGGCTTTGAAATATGCACCTGATAAATTTCAACTTTTAGAAAATGTTTATCAGAAATCGTTTGATTTAGCGGCTTCGGCTGATAATGATGGAGTAAGTTTACGGATTTATCCAACAGGAATGAACTTAGGATAGGAAATGGCAAGATACGCATCAGGTAAAAAATCAAATGCGATGAGCGACATAAGTGGTTTTAAGGTTAAATACAAAAACCTTAAAACGACTTGGGATAATTTGCGTGTCGAGCCTGAAGAGTACGACCCTAAGCAACCTCAGTTAACACCTGCAAAAAATGTTATAGATGCGACAGCTTTATTTCAGCCTAGACCTGATAATGATCCTGACAATTTTACGTTCTTTGTTGGGTATACTCAAGACTGGACAGTAGATCCTAGAAATCTACCTGGTATTGGAATGAATGGTATAGGTGCTGTTGGAAATGGTGTAAATGCAGAAATTAACACTATAAATCTTACAGTTACAGTTAGTGGGGTAGCAGGAACAGGCGCAATAGGAACAGTTGTACTAAATCCGACTGTTGTTGCGACAGGCATAGCAGGCACAGGCGCAATAGGAACTGTAAATTTTGTATTAACACTAACTGAAACAGGAGTAGCAGGTACAGGCGCAATAGGAGGATTTGGTGAAAGTGGTGATGGAAACATGTCCGTTTCCATAACTGAATCTGGAGTAGCAGGTACAGGCGCAATAGGAACTGAAAGTCCTCAAGTCCTTGGTTGGGGCCAAGAAGGATTTGGCGAAGGAGGATGGGGTGAGTAAATGAATTATTCAACTTTAGTATCAAATATACAAAATTTTACAGAGGATGATTCTTCTGAATTATCGGCATCTATAGATCAAATCATTAGCCAAGCTGAAGAGATGATTTTTCAAAGGTTGCCAAACTTGCCATGTTTTAGGTTTACATCCTCAGCGGCAAATCTTGTCGCAGGAACTTCCCAATACACAATCGCAAGTGCAAGAATGATTAGGAATGTATCTATAACGTCTAGCAATGTTGTTAGCTTTTTAGATCACAGGATAGATTCCTATCTAAGAGATTATTGGCCAAACTCGACAACTCAAGGAACGCCAATAATGTACAGTACGAGTTCGGCAGGTACATCAGGAACTGTTATAACTCTTGCCCCAACGCCTGATGCAACTCTTGCTTACAGTGCTGAGTTTATTGCTCCAGCGGCAGGCTTAACATCTAGCAACACGACAACGTGGCTAGGCAATCACGCAGAAAACCTTTTACTGGCGGCTTGCCTGTATGAAACTTCTGCTTTCCTAAAAGACGCAAATACGTTAACCTTATACAAACAACAATTCGATGAATCGGCTCAGTTATTCCAGCAAGAAATGCTAAGAGATTACACGGCTGAATACAATGGAGGAATATAATGGCTATTTCACAGGCAATGTGTACAAGTTTCAAGGCTGAAATTTTAGATGAACAGCATGACCTTGTCGCGGATACAATAAAAATTGCTCTCTACACTAGTTCTGCTAGTTTAGGAGCCGCAACTACAGCATACTCATCTACTTATGAGGTTGCTAATGGTAATGGATATGCAACTGGGGGTGTTGAGTTAACATCAAGGGCTGTGGCAACAAGTGGCACTACAGCTTACTTTGACTCGGCTGATCCAAGTTGGACTTCTGCAACATTTACAGCGAATGGTGCTTTAATTTATAATTCATCTAATAGTAACAAAGCGATTGCCGTATTAGCTTTTGGTGGTGACTTCACAGTCGCAGGCGGTACATTTCAAATTGTTTTCCCAGCGGCAGGGGCAAACGCAATAGTAAGGATCGATTAATATGGCTAGTACCTATGTAAATGACCTCAGGCTCAATGAGATGGCAACAGGCGATCAGTCTGGGTCATGGGGTACAGTAACAAATACAAACTTAGAGTTAATTGCGGAAGCGTTTGGTTTCGGCACAGAAGCTATTACAACTAATGCCGATACGCATACATCAACAATTGCGGATGGTGCAACTGACCCTGTCAGGGCATTGTTTATTAAATATACAGGAACTCTTGACAGCACTTGTACAATTACAATTGGGCCTAATACAGTAAATAAATTTTGCTTTATTCACAATGCAACTTCTGGATCTCAAAGCATTATTATTTCGCAAGGTTCTGGAGCTAATGTTACTATTACCACAGGGCAAACAAAAGCTGTTTACCTTGATGGGGCTGGCTCTGGCGCGGCTGTTATAGATGCTTTTTCTACTTTGTCTGTTGTGGATCTTCAGGTTGATGATGATCTTACTTTAAAATCAGACTCAGCAGTTCTTGGTTTTGGTGCAGATACAGATACCACTTTAACGCACACAGATGGAACAGGATTAACTCTTAATAGCACTAATAAATTATGCTTTAATGATGCAAGTCAATTCATACAAGGTGCTAGTGCTACAGTGCTTGATATTGCGGCAACAGATGAAATTGAGCTTACTGCCACTTTAATTGATGTGGTTGGTAACTTTACTAACTCAGGAACTATTGTATCCGCAGGTAAGATTACAGCAGACGCAGGTATAGACATAGACAACATCAACATCGACGGAACTACTATTGGTCTAAGTTCTGGCAATCTTACCCTTGATGTAGCTGGTACTATTAACCTTGATGCTGATAGCGGAGACGTAACATTTAAAGATGGTGGTACTGAATATGCACACCTTAGCAATTCTTCTGGTAACTTCCACATCCAAACTGCCGCTTCAGATAAAGATATTCTTTTTAAGGGTAACGATGGTGGGTCAGCTATTACTGCCCTGACACTAGATATGTCAGAAGCTGGTGCGGCTACATTTAACGGAAAAATAACCGCAGACGCTGGCATTGACATTGATAACTTCAATATTGATGGAACTACTATTGGTCTAAGTTCTGGCAATCTTACCCTTGATGTCGCTGGAGAGATAAACATTGATGCAGGGGGCGGTAATATCACTATCTTAGATGATGGTACGGGAATAGCTTATCTTGCTAATAGTGCTAGTAATTTTGTTATTCAGAGTGCAGTTTCTGATAAAGACTTGCTTTTTAAAGGTAATGATGGTGGCTCAACAATCACAGCCCTGACACTAGATATGTCAGCGGCAGGAGCCGCAACATTCAACAACGATGTTACTGCTTTCTCTGATGAACGCTTGAAATCTAACATAACCACAATCCCAGATGCCCTATCTAAAGTAAGCGAGATGAGAGGTGTGCATTATGTGCGTAATGAAACAGGCAAAGATTCATCAGGTGTCATCGCTCAAGAATTACAGAAGATAGCACCAGAACTTGTACTCACCGCAGATGATGAAATGGGTACACTAAGTGTAAACTACGGCAATATCACTGGTTACTTAATTGAAGCGATTAAAGAACTAAAAGCTGAGATTGAAGAATTGAAAGCGAGATAAAACATGGCATTACCATCAGCAGGAAACCCTATATCTTTACAACAAGTAAATGTAGAACTTGATAACACAGCAACAGCCACAATCAATATGGGCAGTACTGCCGTGCGTGATTTGTTTGATGTTTCCTCTGGTGCTATTGATATGTCTGATGGGTATGGTAAATCCGCAGTTACTTACTATGCGGCCAGTGGTGGTACAGAAAGTACATCAGGTGACTACAAATACCACACCTTTACAGGGTCAGGAACATTTACAGTTAATACGCAAGGTAATGCCGCATCAGGCAATGTAGATTATGTTGTAGTCGCTGGTGGTGGCAGTTCGGGTAATGATAACTCTTCAGGAGCAGGGGCAGGTGGTTATCAAGCTATTACTGGAGCCACACCCTCCGCGTCTGGCCATACTATTACTATTGGTGGAGGAGCTACTGGTAACAGCAATGTAGGAGCGCAAGGTTCAAATTCTGTTGGTTTAGGAACAACATCAACTGGCGGTGGTCACGGTTCATCATGGAATAATCGAAATGGTGGTAATGGAGGTTCGGGTGGTGGAGCTTCAGCGAATAATGGTAGTCCAGGGTCAGGTACTTCAGGACAAGGTAATAACGGTGGTAGTGGTCACGGTGATGGTATCGCAGGCGGTGGCGGTGGGGCTGGCGCAGTAGGAACAAACGGAAGCTCATCTGAGGGTGGTGATGGTGGAGTTGGCTTACAATGGCTTAACGGAACATACTACGCAGGTGGCGGTGGCGGTTGCGGTGAAGGAGCTTCAAACGGTGGCGGTGAAGGCGGTAACGGTGGTGGAGGCGATGGCTCAGATGGCAGAGGTGGCGGTGCAAATGGAGGTAGTTCAGGTGGGGCTAATACAGGCGGTGGCGGTGGCGGCCCACGTTTAAGTAACGGAACATTTAACGGTGGATCTGGCATTGTTGTTATTAGGTATAAATTCCAGAATTAATAGGGGAATACATGGCTCATTTTGCAAAAATAGAAAGCGGATTAGTAACGCAAGTGATTGTTGTTAATAATAGTGATATTCTTGATAAAGATGGAAATGAATCAGAGGCAGTAGGAGCGCAATATTGTGCGGATCTTTTAGGCGGTACTTGGGTGCAAACATCTTACAATGGTAATATTCGTAAGAATTACGCTGGTATAGGTTTCACTTATGATACAGTTAGAGATGCGTTTATAGAACCGAAGCCATATCCTTCTTGGGTATTAAATGAGACTACATGTATATGGGAAGCTCCCGTGGCTCTTCCTTCAAATGATAGATCTTATGTATGGGATGAATCATCACAATCATGGTCGTAAGAATGGAGAGTATTAATGAAAATGGTAGATTTGGATAAAAGAGTTACAGTTGTAGAAGTCCAACTTGAAGAGAGATGGAAAGAAACAATTTTGAGAATAAAAAGAATTGAGGCTATACTCATAGGAAGTGCAGGAACTATGATTGTTCTTCTTGCAGGTATGCTCTGGAGAATGTAAATGACGAAGAAACTTCAAACAGATAGCAAGTACGCAGTAGCGGATGCTGATGGGGATGGAGTAATTACAGACAGTGAAATGTCAAAACATGCTTTTTTTGTGCGCTTAGAAAATGAAGACAATCAAGCTGATACGCAACGCTTAATGGCAATAATTTCTATGGCTGTTTCAATTGTAGCAGTGGCGTTGTTGTTACTGCCTATAGTTTCTTTAGACAGAATGGAATCTATATCGCCTGTACTGTCTACATTTTTAATTGCTAATACTGGTATTGTTGCGGCATACATAACAGGTTCCGCAATATCTAAAACCAAAATGAAATAGGGAGGGAATATGATGCTATCAATACTAGGAACAGTCTTAGGTTTTGCAAGTTCAGCCGTTCCAGCAATTACAGATTCATTTGCTAGGAAACAAGACAATAAGCATGAATTAGATAAGATGAAAGCTATGGCAGAGCTAAGAGCTTCTGGCTACGATCAAGATCTTAAAATGTATGAAACGATGGGAGCCGACAAAGAACATGATCGACTTATCCAACATGATATATCTATTAATAAGGGTGTAGGCTTTATAGCTGGATTGCAAAAATCTGTGCGTCCTGTAATCACATACGCATTCTTTCTTTTGTTTGCGACTATTGAAATAACACTACTTATGGAAGCTCTAAAGTCTGGAACTAATTTTGCCGAGGCCATACAAGTTTTATGGGATGATGAAACAAAAGGAATATTTGCGGCTATTCTAGCTTTCTGGTTTGGGTCAAGGGCTATCGATAAAGCAAGGAAAGTATAATGAATAAGAATTACGATCACTCTCTAGAAATGCTTTTGGAGCATGAGGGCGGTTTTGTTAACCACCCAGATGATCCTGGTGGCATTACTAATCTAGGAGTTACTAAGAAAGTATACGAAGATTGGGTTGAGCGTGAAGTGTCTGAGCAAGAAATGCGCGACCTTACAAAAGAAGATGTCGCCCTAATCTACAAGCGTAATTACTGGGATCGGTGTAAATGTAATTCACTTGATTCCGGATTAGACTTTGCTGTTTTTGATTGGGCTGTAAACTCAGGATCAGGCAGAGTGGCTAAGGCTTTGCAGAAAATTGTTGGCGCAGATCAAGATGGGGCTATCGGGCCTGCTACACTTGGCTTGGTTAGTAATTGTTCTGCGGAAGATTTAATAGAAAAACTTTACCATGAGAGACAGGCATTCTACGAAGGGTTAAGTACATTCGATACATTTGGCCGAGGTTGGTCACGAAGAAATAAAGAGACACTAGAAGCCGCACTGGATATGATGGATTAAATATGACACTACAATTATTACAATTTAAACCAGGTGTTGTAAAAGACATTACTGAGTATTCGGCAGGAAAGAATGGGCCGTTCTGGGTGGACAGTAATTTAATTCGTTTTAAAAATGGATACCCAACTAAAATAGGTGGTTGGGTTAAAGATACAATAACAGCCTTAACAGCCGATGGAAGTACAACAAATACAGAAACTACTATTCAAGGCATAGCTCGTAAAATGGTTTTCTGGAGATCTATTACGGATGGGGAAGACAGAATAGCTGTCGGCACTAATAATCACCTTTACATAATTCAAGATAGCTCTCTTTACGATATAACACCTGCTAGAGATACATCTGCTCAGACAGGCGTTTTAGGTGAGGCTTTAGACAACAGCGAAACAACTATTACTCTTGTATCTGTGTCAGGCTTTCCAACGGCAGGCGCATTTAAAGTGGATGACGAGATAATAACCTACACAGGAATTAGTGGTTCTGATTTAACAGGTTGCACACGCGGAACAAATTCTACCTCAGCCGCAACTCACAGCGATGCAACCGCTATTGTTAGAGTGTTAATTAATCCAATAGCTACAAATGGAACAACGACAGTTACAATTACAGACAATGCTCACGGAGCTAAAGACGGAGACTTTGTTGTTATAAGTGGCGCAACAGCAGTCGGTGGGGTTTCTACTGAAATTTTAAATAGGAAAGCTGGATACCAAATAACACTTTTAACAGCTAATACATACACGATTACGTTGGATTCAGCGGCAAGTAGTACGGCTACAGGAGGTGGGCTAGTTGCCGTCTTTACTTATTTAATAGGTTCTGATGCAGGATTGGGCGCACAATCAGCAACTCCTGCCCTCGGTTGGGGCGCAGGTGGTTGGGGTGAATCTACTTGGGGTACTCCTAGAGCGGAGTCTGAGGCAGACATATCACTAGAAAACTCATCTTGGGATTTAGATTTATGGGGTGAAGACCTCATAGCGACTGTTCGAGGTGGTGCTTTATATTACTGGGATACATCAAGTGGGCCAAGTACAAGAGCGTCATTGGTTTCCGCTGAAAGTGGTGCAGACAGTGTTCCTGCTAAAGTTAGAGTGAGTACAATTAGCTTTCCAGATAGACACTATATTGCAGGTGGCTGTTCAGATTACAGTTCAGGAACTTTTGATCCGATGCTTGTCAGGTGGTCTACTCAAGAAGATTTTACTAAGTGGGGGCCAACTGCAACAAATACGGCAGGCGATCAAAGACTTCAGATTGGTACAAAAGTTATTACTATGGTTTCATCCCGTGAAGAAACTATTATATCCACAGACGAAGCTATTTATGGTATGACGTTTGTTGGCCCTCCATTTATATTTAGTTTCAGGCTACTGGCGACCAATGCAGGTGCGGCAGGTATTAACACAATGATTAACATAGACGGCAATGTTTATTGGATGGGTAGAAATAACTTCTTTACTTATGATGGTGTCGTAAAAGAAATACCATGTTCAGTTCAGTATTTTGTATTTGATAGATTGCAGAGAGACTTTATTGATAAAACAATTGTGGCTCACAATAAAAAATTTAAAGAAGTAACGTGGTTTTATGTGAGTAATGATAATTCCGCAGGAACTGAAAACCCAGAGCCAGATTCTTATGTGACGTTTAACTACCTTGAGAATGCTTGGTCTATTGGAGCAATGGATAGGACAGCTTGGCTAGATAGCTTTGGGTTTAGGAAAGTTCCATTTGCCTTTGATCCTAGCGGTTATCTTTACAATCACGAAACTGGAACTTCGGCAGATGGTTCTGCTATGAGTGCGTATGTCGAATCATCCCCCCGTGAAATAACTCAAGATGGTGAAAATCTATATTTAGTCGATAAAGTAATTCCAGATGTTACAATGACTTCTGATACAAATCTTTATGTAGATCTTAATACTCGTAAATATCCTAATTCTACCGAGGTTACGAAGGGGCCGTTTACAATAACAAGTTCAACACAGAAAGTATCGACACGGGCAAAGGGTCGCCAGATAGCAATTAAATTTTACAGCACTGGAACGGCTGATGATTGGTCGATGGGTACATTTAGAATTAACGCAAAAGTGGATGGTTTAAGATGAGCGCACCTACACAATTAATGAGATTACCCCAAGCTCCTAATGAATATAATCAGAGTTACATGGGGAGATTAATAAACACTATAGAGCTAGAGCGTCAGGCGGCTTACTTTGCTCAGAGTGTTGGTATTGAAGACGCGGCTGAAAAAGCTGAAGCGGCAGGGTGGTTTATAGGGTAATGGCAAATAATTATAAAAATGCAAAATTAGACCTTACATCTACAAGTGTCACAACTTTATACACTGCGCCTGATGCTACCACTAGTATTGTGAAGAGTATTTTGGTAAGTGAAGACACAGGCAACGCAGATACGATCACTGTGACAATAACAAATGCAAGTGCCGCAGTGTTTAGTTTATTTAAAGTTAAGGCTGTTGGTGCTAACACGACAGTAGAATTATTAACTGCACCTCTTGTTGTTGAAGAGGGTGAAATACTAAAAGTAACTGCGGCAACCGCAAATAGGCTACACGTTGTGGCAAGTATATTAGAAATAAGCTAGGAGATTACGATGGCACTTGAAAACATCCCTGAAACAGCACCCATAACAACAACAGTTCCAGTTGGTCAGTTACAGTCGCAAGACTATACAGGTAATCTTATGAATTACGGAATGTCAGGTGTTGATCCTTTTGAGTTTGTTAAGATGGTGCAGACAGGTGAAGTCACGTTTGACAGTACAGACCCAAATCAACAGGCATTAGTTGATCAATACGAGCGAATGGCTCAACAGGCTAACGCGACAAACCCTAATGCGAACTTACCAAGTTGGGGTAGTGTTCTTGCTGGTACAGCCGTAAGTGTGGGCGCACCTTTAGTAGCTAAGACTTTTCTAGATTCTTATGGAAGTCAATCTGGTGGTAATTTCCTTGATAAAACGTCAAGTGCTGTTGGCGATATGTTTAGCTCTAATAAAACTCCTAAAGGCTATTTAGAGGGAGATCTTTATTCATCAAGTTTTCGTGATATACTTAAAAATCCTGAAACTGCTAGACAAAGACTTTTAACACAAGAACTTTCTAAATTAGGTGGAGCAAATGAGTCTGGAGTTATTGAGGGCGGTAGTGCGGCTTTTAAGGCAATTCAGGCTAATCCAGAAAGATATAGTGAAATTGGTGTAAGTCTTAAATCAAAACCTGACACTACAGCAAGGTCTGGAAGTGTTTTCAGCGGTGAAGGTGGACAAGCTCTGGGAGTAGGTCTTGGCGTATTCGGTGCATCTTTGTTGGCAGGTGAGAAACCTAAGCAAGCCGCAAAAAGAGCCGTAGGTTCAGGAGTAGGAAAATATTTAGGATCTGCAATAGCTAGTAGTTTCTTTAAACCCGAAAGTATGGTTGGTAGTCTTTTAGGTCCAGTAGGCGCAATATTAGGCGGTGCATTAGGTGGTCGAGTTATCTGCAATGAGCTTATGCGTCAGGGGATAATGGACAAAAAGCATGTGCTACTTGATTACAAATTTACAAGAGATTACCTAACGCCAACACATGTCAGGGGCTACCATGTCTGGGCAGTGTGGATGGTTAAACAAATGCGTAAAGGTAAGTTCGTTAAGTTCTGGAAGCATGTCGCAGGACACAGGGCTAACGAGATTGCGTATATTTATGGTGAAAGAGATAAGCCTGATTACTTAGGTAAAGTATACAGGAAAATCTTAGAGCCGATTTGTTGGTCTGTCGGATTGCTCTGCAAGAAGTCAGACTGGTCAATACTTTACAAATCAAAGGAGATATAAAATGGCCGTAGAAGATGAAATGATGATGGAAGAGGCCATGATGGGTGAACGCCCACCTATGCCTAGCATGGAGGGGGCTAATATGCCGCCTATGGAGGGTTCTAATCAGGACTTACTAGAAGGTATGCCACCTGAAGCGAGGGGCGCACTAATGGAGCCTGACGAGGAAATAGAAATTGTTCTAATGTCTCGTATAGCGAACATGTCACAGGAAGAACTGTCATTACTCGACAGTGCAATTACACCTGAAGTGGCGCGAGTCTTGATGAAGGTTCTACCCGAACTTGGTGAAATCATAGATAAAGTTCAAGGCGAGATGGAACAGCCAATGCCAATGGAAGAGCCTCCAATGGGCGCACTGGGTGGCATGTAGATGGAATTAAGAAGGGCAACACCATTTGATGTATCTAAAGTTTTTAATCTGTTGAAGCAGATGCATTCTGAGACAGAAATAAGAGTGTCTCCGATAAACACAAAGAAACTTTTAGACACAATAAACTCAGCTATACATGATGGTGTTGTACTTCTTGCCGAGATCAAGGGAAAGGTCGTTGGGTCAATTGGTGGGATGTTAGGTTCCGACTGGTGGTCGAGCGAAGAATACTTAGGAGACTACTGGTTTTATGTAAGACCAGAAAGCCGAAACTCTAAAATTGCAATAAAATTAGTAAAAGCCTTTATTAAAATTGGAAATGAGGCTAGTGTCATAGTCAAACTTGGACATGTCTACTCAGGTGACATCGAACGGAAAGACAGTTTTTTCAAAAGGTTGGGTCTTGTAAAGGCAGGATCACTATATACGGAGGTCAAATAAAATGGGTGCAATGTGTGCAAGTTCAACGATCAACCTACCAGGTTCAGGTGAGACAGTAAGTGGTACAACGCTCCCAGCTTGGGTTTCTGCGGCAGGCAGAAGTTTATTCGAACAATCCGCAGAATTAGCAAAATCTCCTTACCCTCTCTACAAAGGGCAACGTATAGCAAGCTACGATGGCTCTAAGCTAACTCCTGAAGAGCAACAGGCGGCAGACTTGCTTGCAGGTTCCGCAGGCGAATACCAACCCTACATCGATAGAGCTACTGAATTGGCAGGTGGCTTAGGGCGAGGATATGGGGCAACGTCCAGAGAAGATCTTTTAGGAAGCTATACAGGTGCAACCCGTGATGATCTTTTAGGAAACTATCAAGGTGCAACCCGTGAAGAATTATTAGGAGATTCTTTCGGTGAGTTTAGTTTAGATACAGCGCAACCCTACTTAGATATTTACCAAGGAGCGCAAGATGCGGCAGTCAGAGAAATTGGCGATCAAACTATGGCTCAACAAAACATGGCTAGGGCTAGTGCGGCTAGGAGTGGCGCATTCGGTGGTTCTAGGCTTGGCATTACAGAGGCTATGCTCGGTTCTGAGGGAGCGCAATCCGCAGGTGATTTAAGGTCAAGGGCGGCCGCTGAAGGTCTAGGCTTTGCGGCAAATAGATTTGAAGCAGACAGATCTGCAAGCGAAAGAGATCGTGCGGCTAGGTTCCAAGCTGAACAGGCCATGCGTAGTGGCTTTGAGGCCGATCGTTCTGCTCGATTTGGGGCAGAGAATACTCTGCGTAGTGGCTTTGAAGCTGACCGTGCGGCTAGATTTGGAGCGGAAGATGCGGCTAGAGTAGGCTACGAGACTGACGAGGCTTCTCGGTTAAGACAGCAAGAGACTTACGCAAGTATGGCTCCAATGGTTCAAGGTTTGCGAGAGCAAGCGGCCGCAGGTCTTATTACAACAGGTGAGGCTAGAAGGCGTTTAGATCAAATGGCCTTGGATATGGCTTACGCTGATTACCAAGATCAGAGGCAGTACCCTTACGAGCAAATTAACTTTGCATCAGGCGTTCTTCAGGGAACTCCCTACAATACTCAGAATTACGGATATAACATGACGCAACAGTATGCCCAAGCTCCGAGCGTGTTCGGTCAGGGCGTTGGTGCATTAGGGTCACTGGCATCAGCCTACGCACTTTATAAGAGATAGAAGGGAATAAGTAATGCATTTAGGAGTAAGCCACACTAATTTAGAAGACGATCCCCTTTATGGTACTCTTAAAGGCATAGCTGGTTCTGATCTTTTAGCGCGTCAAGCAATAGAGGGCGCACAAGCACTTACACCTCAACCAAGAGAAATATCAGGCGCAGAGCTTGCCCTACAGTTCTTCTCTAATATGGCGGCTAATGCGTCACAACCAGGATCAACAGTATTAAGTTCAGCGGCAAGTGCCGTTAAGCCTACTGCCGATGAGTATATACGGCAAGTCGAGGCTAACCGAAAAGCTAAGGAGGCCACAGGGCCGTTGGCTATCTCACTGGCTAAAGCCTTGAAGCCTGACAAAGTTACGGCACGCGCACCTGTTAAAGTAATGGTGGATGGTAAAGCCGTTTACATGAGTGCGGATGAAGCAATTAAAAAAGGCTATGAAGTCGCTACTACCCCATCATCTACAGGAACTTATAAAGCTGTTCTTGTTGATAAGGGTCAAGGCCCAGAAAAAGATTTTATGAACTCTGACGAAATAAAAGCCGCTAAAGCCGCAGGGTTTAAAGTTACTGATGATAAGACTGTTTCTACAACAAAACAAATATTAAAATCATTTTTTATTAATCCCGATAATAAAGAAAAAGTAGAAGAAATTATAGGCAGAACTATTTCTATAGATCCTTTAGGAAATGCGTTATTAACAGACAGCGAATCTGTTGATGCTAGTCGGTATTTAGAAACCGAAGTAACCGCAGAAAAAAAATACGCTCCTAAATATGAGCAAGGAGATCGTATTATATACAAGACTGATGAAGATGCTAAAAAACTTTTATCACAATATGGCGTTGAAGAAAATGACGATGACTACAATAAGTTTTTTAATTTAATAACTACAGATGATCCTGATCAAGTAGGAAAACCAGTAATACAAGCAGAATCTTATGTAAGTTGGTTTTTCCCAAGAGATCCAGATTCAGGGCTGAGGCTTGTTGCAAGAACACCTTCTGGAAGTGAAACTCCTTCTATAGTTTCATTTAGAAGAAAAGAAATAGATAAACTTGTAAAAATTGAACTAGATCAAGCAACTGTTGCTAATGAATTGTTCCCTGTACTTGATAGTGCAATGCAATTGTTATTAAATGATGAAGACCATAGTATTACAGGTGGTTTTCAATCCGCAACACTGCAAATGAGAAATTTATTAACATCTGCTTTTGGAATACCTTCATCACAAGTTGAAGGGCAAAAATATTTAGAAGCACTTTCTAATCAATTAGGCCCAAAAATGCGTCCTGTGGGTTCAGGTTCAACTTCAGATATGGAGTTCAGGGCATACAAGCAAGCTATTTTGTCTTTAGATCAACCTGCAAAGACAAACTACTTAACAATGTATAGTTTGTTCCAAAGAACAAAAAATGCTCAAGAAGAGATTAGGCTTAGAAAAAGACTTATATATGATGGTAAAAGTGAAAAATACATACAAGGTAAACTTGATGCATTAGATAAAGGAATATACGAAAAGTTTACTTCTTTTGAAGTAGACCCAGATTCAGACAATGCAACAAACACTGCACGATTTGCAGAAGAAAGAAATAATTGGTTTAATAGTTTGCCAAATGGTGCAGTTGTTTTAAATGCAAAAGATTCTAGAACGGGCGTAAAGCCATTCCCAAATCAAGATACATTTATAATTAAAGGTTGGTAAAATGAGTGGAATTGACTTAGATGCACTAAAATTAAATGACGAAACAAACCTTCCCTCTGGCGTAGGAAATATTGAAATAGACGAAAGTCTTATTGATAGAGAGGCAGAAAAATCTCTTTTTACCAAGATTGCGGATAGAGGTAGAGCCTTTGCTCAAGGAGCAAGTTTAGGTTTTTCAGATGAAATATATGGAGGTGCTAAAGGAGTCCTTACAGGCAAAGGCGCAAGTGCAGGAATAGAAGAGCAAAGAGAAAAATTAGCTGAGTTTAAAGAAGACAATCCTTACGAGGCTATGGCATACGAAACAGGTGGTGCATTAGGAACTGGATTGCTTACCGCACCATTAACTGGTGGGGCTAGTTTAACTCCAAGTTTAGGAAGAATGGCCGCAGTTGGTGCATTAGAAGGCTATGCATACGGAGTTGGAACATCAGAAGGTGATATTGAAGAAAGATTAGCTTCTGGAATAGATGATGCCATAATAGGAACAGTGGCAAATCCTGCATTTCAAGGTCTTTTCAGGCTAACAAGCACAGCGGCTAGGGCAGGATACGATGCATCTAAAAGAAAACTTTTAGGTCAAATATCAAGAAGAACTGAAGATGAAATAAAAAGAATTACTAGATCAACAGGATATTCTTTTGAAGATTTATTAGATGCCGTTGGTAAAGATCAATCTATCGCAGAAATAAGTCCACAAGCGGCCATAGAGTTAAAAGGTCTTTATAATAAAGCAGGAGTTGGAGAAATAGTAGATCAACTTAAAGCTAGAAATGATGAATTAAAAGAAATTGTCAAAACAGGATTAATTACAGATCTTTCAGGATTAGCTGACCAAAATATTGCTAAGGCTGTAAAATTAAATGAAACTCAAATAAGGAATTTATCTTCTGCGGAATATAGAAAGATATTTTCATCTGGCAATAAAAACATTAAACCAATAGACCTACAACTTAATAACCTAATGTTAGGTGAAGAAATAAAAAGAGTTTTAAATGCATCTACTGGTGAAGACCTTAAATTTATTAGTGACTACCTTAGAAGAAAACCTATTCACAGAGCAAAGGGTAAACTCTTCGAAATAGTTAAAGTAAAGGGTGAAGAGCCTACATACAAACTTTTAAGAGATGTAGATCTTGAAACTTCGGAAGAAATGAGAAGAGCCTTAACAGACATGGCAGATGAGGCATTTAGAAAGGGTAATGGCGGTTTAGGTGCTATATTTAAAAATTCTGAAACTGAGTTAAGGGAGGCAATTGATTTAATTTCTCCATCGTTAGCCGAAGTAAGAAAAAAATGGTCTACTATACAAGTTGCTAAAAATGCTTTTTTAGATGGCCAAAAACTTACAAAAACTACAACAGATCCAGAAGACGTTGAAATAATGGTAGAAGATTATTTAAAACGAGGAGGCAGAGAGGCTATAGAAGCGTTAAGGCAAGGATTTGCTAAATCTATTAAATTTAAACTTGGAACAAAACAAAGAGAATCATTTATTACAAGTATGGCTCCCAAAGATTTAAATGCACAAGCAATCTTTAAAAAATTATATCCAGAAGATTCTTTAGAAGGCGCAATTAAAAAAATAACTAGATCTAGTGACGCTATTAGAGCTTTGAATATGGTTGATCCTAAAAGGCAATCAGTTACGTCTGTAGCACAACAGGCAGAATCAAGAGTAGGAACTGAAACTGGTGGTAGTGTTGCGGCCAAAATGGGTATGGATTACGCTACTGGAGGTAAGACGGCTATACTTAGAGGTATGGTTAACTTTATACAAGGAAAAGTTCCAGATCTTACTAGGGATGAAATGATAGAAGTTGCAGATATATTAGTATCTAACAATTCTGCGGATGTCGTGAAAAGATTGCAAAGAATAGAAAGAACAGGGATTAGAGACTTAGCTTTAGAAAAATTTGTAGAAACAGCCGTCAGGGGTTTAGGCTTTGCGACAACTGGAGCTATAGTTGAATCTGATGCTTCTGAAAACTTATCTAGATATGTTGCACCACCAGCTAATGCCTCTACATCATTAGACGAAATTATAAGTGGTGCTAGTAACGCTGAGAAAAAGAAAATACTGGCCGCGAGTAATGCAAGGTAAGTGGAAGCCCGACTTCTCTTTGTGGGGATTACTGTGTTTCTTGTTAATTCTTGGATCATGTGCTAATTTAAACTGTGAAGTGTTCCCAATAAGTAATATTTGCACTTGGGGGAGTTAGACAATGAAAAATATAATAAAAAATATACTGCGAAAAAAATTTAAAATACAAACTGCAATATTTTGGCTTATTGTAGCTTTTGTTACCATTTCTTATTTTCTTTACGCAGAGATAGCACATGCCGCAGATTCCAATACAGTTTCCTCAACTGTCATAGATAAGTCTGTGGGAACGGCAAGTGCGCCAGGTATTAACATTAATCAAAATGATTCCTGTGGCACGGCTAACTCTATAGCAATCCAATCTCAGATCCTCGGCATTGCTAGAGGTAAGGCTATTATTGATTTGAACTGTGAGCGTATTAAATTAGCTAGGGTTCTAGGGCAAAGCGGTTTGCGAGTGGCATCAGTTTCTGTGCTATGTGGCGATCCATCTGGCCGTGTGTTTGACGCTATGTGGAGGGCAGGAACGACCTGTCCATTTGGTTCTCTGTTAGACCAGGGCTTGATTGGCGAAGAGGCTAAAGTCATGTGGACGAAGAACCCAACCATGATTCCGGAAGGTAGTCACTTTCGAAAAATGATTGAAACAGCCAATGTAGTAAGGGCCGAAAAGGAAAAAGCGGCTGAGAAGGCTAAGAAAAAAGAACTGAGAGAAAAGGCTAAGAAACAAAAATCTAAGAAAGAGAATAAGGATGAGAAATCAACCAGTAAGAAAGGTGGCCTGCTTCTTAGCATTGTTACTATACTGCTCATCCTCTAAGGCAGACATAAACTGTCCAACGGATGTAGTCGGCCTATGCACCCCAGATGTAGCTTACACCATTATTGAAACAGTAACTGAAGAAAGTTATTCTGAAAATGGTGGGATTACAACGATAACAACAACGGACACAGAAACAACGGTGGACACTGTTGTTAATACAGACTCTGGAGACATTTTAGCATCTGACTCTACCTATGTGTCATCTACGAAAAAAGGGGCTATGGACTATGATTGGGGCGGCCAAGGGCCTGCTAGTATGTCAACAGGATCTACGTGTGGTCAGCTTGGCGCAGATAAGTGCGCTCAGATAACAGGCTCTGGTAATAGCACCTCCACGATGGGTGTCAGTGGTATGGGAACTACATTTATACAGACTATTGATATATCAGATTTAAATATTAGCAATGGAGGCAAGACAACGTATACTATTAAAGTAGACAAGCAAGACGCGGCTGACTCCATATACATGCACATCACAGGCAAAGATGGATCTTCAGTTAAGTTTGCTGGTACGGATGTCTTATCTGCGGCAGGTGTAGACACAGGATACGCATCCTATTCGGGTGGGTTTGATTTTGGTGGTAGCTTGACCTCACTTATCGTGGAAATTGGCGGCCGAGATATCAATTTATCCATAGGGCCTGTATTTGATGATGTTAGTATCAATACAATCTGGAATGTTATTAGTCAGGTTATTACGAACTCTATTACAACTGTCGAGCAGTGGGTCAGTCTTAATATTGGTGGAGATACCGAGTTAGAATTAGTAGAGGATTTAATAGGTAATAATGATTTTGAAGAGACAGATGGTGGCTTTATTGAGATAACGCCAATTACTGAAGACACAGAAGACTACTCTGACATGGATAGCGTTGAGGCTGAGATAGATGATATTGTGGCTGGCTTTGATGAAATACCTACATTTGAGGTAGAGATCCCTGCATTTGAAATGCCAGATACAAATACCAATATAGATATAGATGCAATCGAAACAAATATAGAGGCTGAGATAGAGTCACAGATAGATATAGATACTAAACCTCCCGATCCAATAGCAGAGCCAGAGCCAGAGATAACTCCTGTAATTGAAAAAGCTGAAGAGGGCGAGATGGTAGAGGTTGAGCCAGAGAAAGAAGAAGTAGTTGTCGCAGAGAAGGAAGTAGAGCCAGAGCCAGAAAAGGAAGAAGTAGTTGTTGAGGAAAAGGAAGTAGAGCCAGAGCCAGAGAAAGAAGTTAAGCCAGAGCCAGAAAAAGAAAAAATAGTCGTGGCAAAGAAAGAGCCTGAGAAGAAAGTAAAAACCAAAGAAGAGAAGAAGACTGATAAACAGAAGGCCGCAAGTAAGATCGTTAAGAAGATGAAGTCCAAGTCAAGTTACTATGACGATACATCTCAACAGAAGACACTCATTATTATGCAAGTTGTCAGTGGCAACGCTAAGGATTTCTTTTTAAATCAAAATCAGTTACAAGATATACAAGGTTTCTTTTCTAATTTGCCGTCAATCCCTGACGGTGACTTGGGGGCTAGTCCAAATGCGTTTGCATTCTTTGGTTCTGGAAGCCAGACTATGAATGAAATGATAGAGCTACAATATAAGTAGGAGAAGGTTATGAGCAGTGAAATAGAGTATGGCGGTGTAAAGGTATCTGGCAAAGGTTTCCTCGGTAAGCTCATTTGGATTTTACCTTTGATGGGTACACTTGCAGGTGGATCTTGGGCGGTCTTTGAATTTTACAAAGATTACGAAGACATGAAAAAGGCCGTACAGGAATATGTCAGCCCTGATATGGGATGGATAGAGTCTCACATCAGCGAAACAAATGCCGAGCTTAAAATGGTTGAGCAAGACTTCTCAATTGTAGAGAAAGAGTTCAAGGTTTTGAAGGAAGTTGACGAGGCGACTTCGGCAGTTATTCGAGAACAGATCAACAGTGTAAAGGCCATTTCCGCAAATCTCCAAACTGACATCCACGACCTACGCATGGATTTGAACCAAGATGTAGCTGAATTAAACAATCATATTGAGGTGACCTCAGATAAGCTGAACGCCAATCTAAGCAAGCAAGAGGTTCGACTTGAGAAGCAAGACGCTAGGAATAGGCAGTCAGTCGAGGATGTAAATAAAGTTAGCTCAGATAATGTGACAATTATTCGAGGGCTGATAGCAAGCTCAGAGGAGCGAAGAGATAGGATTGTAGATCGCCTTGATACTAAACTAGCCGAGACACAGTCGTTAATCGATGATCTTGTTAAGGCGAACAGGAAGTTAAAGGATGAACTGACTGAGGCTCAAGATCAATTAAGAAAAGACCTCATGGCTGACATGGAAGATCAGATTAAGAAAGCCTTGGGTGGATTTAAATAGAAAGGTAAAAAAATGAAAAACAAATGGATCTGGATAGGGATAGCATTAACAATATTTGCCATTGTTATTCTTTACGGTGTAGATAGAATGATGTGTGAGCCGCCCTGCATTTAACTAACAGGATCAGCATTTGCAGAAAAAGGAAAGTAAATGAAATATTTAATAGTATTATTAGCTTTAATGGTGTCACCTGCTTACGCAGATTTAACTATTTGCAAGGGAGAGTACGCACTCTGCGCGGCATCTACATGTCAACCCACAGGTCGGAGGATCGTGGCTAATTCTGGAGATGTATATCCAGAGGTAACGTGTAAGTGTCCAATATTATTTGGTGAGTCTATTGCCGATACCACGATGGGCAACATGCAAGGTTCGTGTCAACCGACTGACAGTGAACATGTCTGGAGTTTATTTGCTCCACTAAGTATGTATCCACAGGAGGCGAGTAACTTCAGTAAACTTCCACGCAACATGAAAGTTGTTGTCCAGAAGTGTGATGCGAGTTTGAAGCAAGGTGCTAGGGCTAGTAATTGTTTCTCATGGAACTGCGAGAAAGGGCCGAATGGAATTGCT